ACCAGTAGAGAAATTTGCACGAGGACCTCGCGGTAAGAACTTAACAGAAGCGCAATACATGCACATGGTCAAAGACGGATGTGGTCATTGTTCCGCTGACATTGATCTTAGGGACCAAGACTTTATTGGATGGGGCGCTGGGGGTACGACTCCTATCTGTTCCATGTGTTTAGATGATGCAGTATCTGGTGGTGTTGATATTCCAGTACGCCCTACTCTTACTCTGGTGAAGTAATATGACTCTAACTTTAATGTCCCAGTATGATCATACAGTCATGCATAACGTAACTGGTAACTGCGGTCTTGGTGCTTTCTCTTACATGGCCGTAGTACACGGTCCTATTAAAAAGGATAAGTGGAGTGGTATTACAAATACATATGCTACTTATGATGAGATTAAGGATTTTGTAGACACTCCTGAATTTGATAACCAATTTAAAGCCAAGTTTCCAAATGTTTCTTGTGTTGTAATTAGTGCTAGAGTTTGTAGTATAGGGCCAAACGGAGCTTCTACAAATCCGGGGCAGCATAGTTACAATGTTTTCAAAGCACTCTCTAACGCTAAGAAAGGTATGTTTGTAACACTACCCCCATTCATTAATAAAGCCCACCCTGGTGGTGATAGTATCATTCTATGCGGTATCTATTCCCCAGAGTCTAATAGGGGATACATGCTTACCGATGAATGTGTAACTCGCATTGGAGAAGTCATTGATTCCAATATTGGAATTGGCAGATCCTCTGTATATCGAGACAACTGTGCCAAGGCAGTACCGCTTATTAAGAAGGAATTCCCGTGCCTAGTAAAATCTCCCTTGAAGAGTTCCTTATTCTCGAAATTGCAGGAGGTGTATCCGATGAAGTCCAACTCGCCGGCCAGCTCTGTCCCTTCTGTAACGGAGGTACCAGCAAAGAACGTACGCTCAGTCTTAAAGTCACGCAAACCCAAATCAACTACAACTGTCACAGAGCATCCTGTAGTAGATGTGGATCCCTCAGTAGAAGTGGTAGTGGTACGAAAAAAGAAAGCGCCAGTAAGAAAAAAGATCTCGATCTAACTTACAGAGGGAAGTTGCACAAGCTTCCAGATGAGATTCGTAATAGTCTCAAGGATAAGTACGGCTTCACTGACCAAGATATCAATTGTGCACAGATGACTTACGTGGATTGGTACGCAGGCTCGCCTCGCGTAGCTATTCCAGTTAGATCTAGGACATTGCAGATCGTAGGGCAAAACTTTCGTAGACTAGGAGAAGGAGAGGGACCTAAGAGTCTTATCAGAATGATTCAAGGAGTTGACAATGTACCCATGTCATGGTATCCTTTCAACTTTGTAAAGAGTAACTTGAAATTACCTTTGATTGTAGTAGAGGATCAGTTCAGCGCAATCAAGGCATGCTTGTACATGAACAGCGTTGCTCTGTTAGGTACTAATCTTAGCGCCTTGAAGGTGAATGAACTACTGAAGTCAGGATATAGTCACATAGTAATCGCCTTGGATAAGGATGCTACAGGAAAGGCAGTAGATATGTTGTTGATGTATAAGGATTTATTTCCAAAGCTAACTATCCTAGTGCTGACTAAAGACATCAAGGACTGTTCGGATAAGGAGTTGGAAATACTTTTTAAGGATTTACTATAATGGCTTATGAAGAAAATCCCACAGCTCTATCTATGGTTGAGTGGGAAAAGAAACAAGCTGAGAAAGTCAGCTACAATACTCGTACTTATTCTAATTGGGGATCAGACTAATTGACAGATAACTTTGAAAAGAAAACTATAGCAGCTATTTTCAAGGACAGAACTGCATGGTCTAGAATATCTCAACACTTAAGTCCAGACTCACTGAGTCCGTATGGACGTCTAGCATTAGCATTAGCATCTGAATTCTACGAGAAGGATGAATCTGCTAAGAAGATTGATAGAGAGATTATCTTAGCTACGTTGGAACATCGATTTGAGAAGTCAGCTCAGCACAGAGAACTGTACGATGAGTACATCAAACAGTGCTCGGCTATTGATGTATCATCTGTCAACTTAGTTGATCTTATCCTAGAAACTAAGCGCTCTGACGTAGGCAACAGGCTAGGAGCGGCTCTCCTTAACAAGGAGAAGTCAACGAAGATCGACGAACTTATAGAACAATACTCGAACTTAAGTGCAGTTAAGCATGTAGAGGAGGAAGAGATTTATGAAGGAGGATCCTTAGATGATTTGATTGATGAAGCATTCGACCCCGCTAACAGGATTGAGTTGTATCCCAAATCACTCAACACTGTACTAGAAGGTAAGACAAAACGTGGTCACCATATTGTAATTGCAGCTAGACCTGAGACAGGTAAGACAGCGATTACTCTATCTATAGCTCGTGCCTTCGCTATGCAAGGACTGCGTTTCATTATCTTCGGTAATGAAGAGCCAGTTATTGATACTCGTGTTCGTATGGCTAGCTGCTTGACAGGCATGACTGCTGACCAGATACGAGAGAATAAGAAGGTAGCTAACGAGCGCTTGGAGAAATTTAACTGGAACAATATCATCTTCATTCCTCTTAATCCAGGAACTCCCCGAGAGATAAATAGGTATCTAGATAGATATCATCCTGATGGATTTGCTGTTGACCAGATCCGGAACATGAATGTAGGAGGAGAGACTAGAGTTAATCAGCTAGAAATGGCTGCTACATTTATGCGCAATGCTGGTAAGAAACATAATGCTCTAGCAGTATCTATTACACAAGCAGGAGATAGTGCCGACAACAAGTTAGTACTAGGTATGGGAGATGTAGACTTCAGTAACACAGGTATCCCAGCAACAGCAGATCTAATGTTGATGGCGGGAGTTAATCCAGAGTTCGATCAGTTGAACCAGCGTATGTTTAACCTGCCCAAGAATAAGATTTCAGCTAAGCACAGTCATTGGGCTGTGAGAATTAACCCTACTCTAAGTAGAATTGAGGATCTGTGATGGACCAGTTTCTGGTGGGAATTATATTCGGAACAATGCTATCCGTATTCATAGCGGTAGGTATCGGCGACGATGTTAGTACTGAAACAATTAACACAGCGCAATCTATCTGCATTCCTTACGGAGGACTAAAGTACCTAACGACTAGAGTACCTCAAGGAAGCGTTAGAGTCGTATGCAATAACGGAGTTAGTATTGAATGGGAGCAAGTATATGCTAATTAAAATCAACGGTGTGTGGGGAGATCTAGGTTCTCTATTTGAAAACGATGATCCTGATCTAGACATGTTCGAGGAACAGTATGTATGAGCATATCCAAAGCAGTGATGGAGGGTACGATCCTCGATCTTCGTGCAGAGGTCTTTGTGCTAAATTCAAAGATTGATCAGGCACAATACGCAACTAGAATGGCGCTGGAATTGAGCCGTAGCGACTCATTGAGGGCAGAGAAAGCCGAAGCCGCGCTTGCTGAGTGCAGGGAAGATGCGGAGCGATATAAAATTATGATGAAGAGGGAGAATCTGCGCTCTGATAGTAAATTTACTAGATACGTAAATGACTACATAGATAGTCGAGATCTGGATAGATGGGAAAAGAAGAGCTGGGATTCCGCAATCGATGCTGCTAGAGGATCTTGCTCCTATGACTGGTAAATATGACGACGTACTGCAACCGTTCGTTTCCATGATGATCTCGGAGCTGCATGCTAATTCCGGCAAGGGTGATCGTCCTGGGTGGCTGTCAATGTCTCGTGAAACAGCTACACTAGAAATCTACTACCACGTCGCGAAGCTTGCAAAGGCGGCGCGAGACAACGACGCAGATCGCATCCGTGAGTACGCTGCGGATGTCGCCAACATGTCTATGATGCTGGTAGATGTATGTGGTCACCTTCCAGTCGCACCCTCCCCCAGCGCAGCTAGGACCAAGTGATGAGTGTATTTGATAGAGCTAAGAGCGAGAAGATTAAACTAGAAGAGAAGTGGCGGCCGATTGAGAGCGCGCCGAAGGACGGGACGCATGTGCTCCTATTTTGGAATGACGAGGTTCTGACGGGACATTGGTGGCCCCGCGGCAAAGTGCAGTACGGCGCGAAAGGAAACTGGACAAAGGATCGATTCGGCTTGGGCAGCACTGCTCACTGGTCTGCACCAACCCACTGGCAACCACTTCCCAAGCCGCCCGCCGAAGAATCAACATGAGCAAGAAAATGAATAACACGTACTTAGACTGGCTACTGATGGGATATCGTGTGAAGCCGGATGCTGATCCTGTAGGAACTAATGAGGATTTAGAACTTCTATTTGATGAGAAAGACGTAGAGAATCTGGAGGCGTGTGTATGACAACTGAATTTGATCCCAGTAAATTGTCCATCAGTTTGTGGACGGAAGCAGTATGGGAGTCTAGGCTTTCGGAACAAGGATATGTTATTAACAACTATCTAAATGTAGGACTTTATTACGATGACAAGTTTGTAGACAAGTCCAAGGTTATTTTACCACTTGATATGTCTTGACAGGTGAAGATTTATATGCTATCATATGTGTATAGCAGGACCCTACTATAGCATACACCTACTTAAAAGCTAAGAGCTATATATAAAAACCATAATAAGAACTGCAGTAGATTTCTTAAACATAGCTAGTTGGATTTTGATATTCAGTTATATCTACATAGCCTTACGCTCCTAGACATTCTAATGTCCACTCGCTACAGGCTACTACTCTAGAGGAATTAATTATTGAAGTTACCTAAAAGACTTACCAGTCCAGATCCTGATCTGTACTTGACTGGAAGTTACATTGTACTAGACTTTGAAACATCTGCCATTGAATATGGATCATCACTCAATCTACAGAATGAACTCCTGTTAGCTTGCTGGTACGATTCCAGAACTAAGACTACCCATCACACATGGGGAAGCGAGCACGAGCAGCAGGAGCTTCTACGTGCGATTTCAGAGGTAGATTATTTAGTAGCACAGAATGCTAAGTTCGAGCTAGGTTGGTTAGATAGATGCGGCTTAGATCTGCATGAAGTAGTTGTATACGATACCTTCCTAGCTGAGTGGGTTCTCCTAGGTAATAGGAAGGATCCTAAAGACCTAGGATCTCTAGCTAAACGTAGGGGATTACAGGGAAAGATCGATTCAGTATCTTGGATGATTAAACTAGGAGTCGATCCTAGATCTATACCCAAGCCTTGGCTACAAGAGTATTGCCACGAGGACGTACGTACTACTCTTGAAGTATTTCTTAAACAGTTGGAAGAACTAAAAGATAGAGATCAACTTCATCTAGTATATGCTCGTTGTCTACTGACTCCGGTTCTGGTAGACATGGAAAAGAATGGCGTTACCTTAGATCCAGAAAGAGTTAAGTCTGAATACGATAAGGTGCTGCATGAATATCGAGACGTTGAAGAACAATTACGACAATACGGGGATCTTAATTGGAGATCTCGACAGCAGGTGGGAGAGCTTCTGTATGACACGCTGGGCTTCGATGAAGTACGAGACAGGAGGGGCCAGCCTCTACGAACAGCATCGGGTCAGAGAGGAACGACTAAGGAAGTTATTGCTAGTCTGAAAGCTACGAACAAACTACAACGTGAGTTCCTAGATCTTTTCAAGAGACAGGCCAATCTACAGGCCAAGCTATCCAAGACCTTAGAGTTCTTTAAGGGAGTATGTGAGGAACATGATTGCAATTTCAAAGGACTGTACAACCAAGGAGTAACTTCTACACACAGATTATCTAGTTCCGGCAGGAAGTTATCATTCCGTAATGGAACAGAGCTTGGTATTCAGTTGCAGAATATGCCTCGTGAATATAAGAAGCTAGTGACAGCACGTCATGAGGATTGGTTAATTGTAGAGGCAGATCAATCTCAACTAGAGTTCCGAGGAGCTGCTTCTTTGACAGGAGATCCTGTAGCTCTACAGGAGATCATTGAGTCTGCTGATATTCACAGCGTTACTGCTGAGTTCTATATCAAAGAAGGATCAGATCCTGAATTTAAAGGTAAGACTGTAGCAGAAGCTAGGCAAGCTGCCAAGCCTAAGACATTCCGTCCCACCTTCGGCGGCACAGGAATAACTAAAGCCGATAAGGCGTACTCTAAATTCTTCGCGGATAAGTATCATGTCATGTACACCGCGCAGACCGCATGGACATACGAAGTTCTAAAGACAGGTAAGCTACGTACTCCTTATGGAATGGAATTCTTCTGGCCCGGCACTGGCATGAATGCCTACGGGAAAGTAGATAACATGACAGCTATCTTTAACTTTCCAATCCAAGGAATCAGTACAGGAGAGATTGTCCCTATCAGTCTAGTGTGGTTATGGCACAGGCTACGTGGTAGGAAGGTAAGGTTTGTATTGACCATCCATGATTCAGTAGTCTTGGAAGTGAGTCCTGATGAAGATCTAGAGTGGATCAAAGCGCAGATCGTAAAAGCTTTCACAAGTGACGTATTCTTTACACTGGAGAATCTCTATAGCTTTAAGATGACAGTGCCTTTAGGGTGTGAGATTGGCATAGGTACCCATTGGGGAGAGGGTGATAAGTTTAAGTATCAGATGGAGATCTGATAAGTTGACAACAGTTAATTATTAAGGTATAATACTCTTATGAAGAACAAGTATGTGGTATCGTACAGAGATAATGCCGGCGAGTTCTTGGCATATCCAACATCTAGCGGATTCTTTTCCTCTAGAGAAAGGGCTAGAGAATATATGAAACGAGGTATAGAGCCAGTCGCCGTCAAGTTGGGCCGTAAGAAAGAAGCAATCTACAAGCTAGTGAAGATTCGGTAATGGCTACTAAGTATGTATACTCAGCACATGCTGATATATTTGCTGCTGTAAGAGATTCAGATCTGGGAGTTTATTCTGCTAGAAAGCAGGCAATAGATGTAGCGTCTCTGATGTTAAAAGAATTTCCATCTGATAACATCTTCTGTTATGTACTACGATACACACTGAACAACCCAGATGATACGATTATGATCTGGTCTAAATCTAAATCGGAGATTTGATTCTTGAAGATTACAGCAACTGTTGAACGAGTAACGTCTACCCCCGGTCAGTACGGGATGATGCATCGATTTGTAGCAGACAATGTACAGTACGGCACAGGTAAGGTAGCTGCTCCTGTTAAGGAGGGTGACTACATCGAATTCGAGGCTGAGCAGAAGGGCCAGTATTGGAACGCTGATCCTCGTACAATTAAGCAACTAGCTAAGCCTACTGTTCCTTCTAATGTAGAAGTTGCACCTAAGAGGACATGGGTCCCTGATACTGATCGACAGGATTCTATTATCTACCAGTCGAGCCGTAAGGATTCTATCGAGACTGTAAAGCTACTGATTGAATCCAATGCTCTAGACTTTGGCAAAGCCAAGACAGTAGCTCAGAAAGTTGAACTAGTCGAGATGTATATTGATAAGTTCACTGTGCGTTACTTCGATGATACTAAGAGGCTAGCTCCTCCGGAGCATCCTGTAGAGGAAGCCAAAGCACAGACTCCCAAGCCTGCTGAACTATTCCCCGACGATGATATTCCTTTCTGATGAATAATGGGGATATCTAAATAGATATGCTAGCCCTTCTATCTTGGAGGGGCTTTCTATTACGAGAATAATAAATGAACAATAACATCCTGTTTGAAACAGGGGACTACACTGTACTAATCACTGATAATCATTACGAGAAAGAGCAGGGACTAACAAGGGGATATGGCGTTTACAATAGTAAAACGAAAGTTCAGGAAGTAAGCTCTACTGTTCTGTTCGAGGCCATTCGTTGGGCTAGATCACTTGATGCTAGCTTAAAGGCAGTGTTAGCTAAGGAGCCAGAGCAGATGGAGATTCTGTGGCCAGAAGGACCCACTCACTAACATGACTAGCGTACCTCAAATCGTAACACTTAAGTCCGGACAGCCAGTACAACTGGTGTTCGAGACTGATCTAGAGCTGATAATTGAAAGAGCTATTGCCACTATGCAACGTACAGGCGCGGAGACTACACTGATTAATATCAGCTCAGTACTAGTAGCTGATGGAGCAGGAGAAGAAGTCCCAGTACTTCGTTTAGCTATCTAAAGGATAACCATGTCTAATAACATATTAGGAAATAATTATATGCAATATACAATTGATAAATGCTGTATTGAACTTTGGTTTGCCTCTTACATGCAAGAACGCCAGACCAACAGTAGCCCCGAGGAGGCAATTATAATCGCTGATTTAGTGGAGAATAAAGTACGTTCCAAGTTTACACTAGCAGATAATGGAGCACGACAATAACGTCCCATATACTACAGCCTAAACAAACGTATATCGTAGAATATCCAGAGGCTTTGAAGTTTACCGAAGATCAATTGTCTGTATTCTGGACAGCAGAAGAGATTAAAGTAGAGAAGGACGTACAAGATATTCTAGTTAACATGACTGAATCAGAACGCCACGGAGTTACTACAACTCTGAAGCTATTCACCATGTATGAAGTGATTATCGGTACGGAGTATTGGCAACGTTTAGTATTTGATAATTTCCAACGACCTGCTGATATTCAACGCATGGCTAAGTGCTTCTCCTTTATTGAGCTGTGTGTTCACAGTCCATTCTACTCCAAGATCAATGAAGCTTTAGGACTTGCTGATGATAAGTTCTACACTGAATACCTAAGAGATCCTGAATTAACTGCGAGAGCTAACTCTCTACACAATTGGGCTATGTCCAAAGATTTAACCACAGCTCTAGCTGCCCTAGCTTTTGCTGAGGGAGTTATCCTTTACAGTAACTTCGCTTTCTTAAAGCACTTCCAGTCTCAAGGAAAGAACAAACTACTTAATGTAGTACGTGGTATTAACTTCTCAGCTAGAGATGAGGCTATTCATTCCGAAGCTAGTGCTTGGTTATTCAGAACCTTGAAGAAAGAAGGTTACGATTCAACTGTAACTTTAGAAGATGATATCTACAACATGGCTCGTACCGTATATGAGCACGAGTGTGCTATCGTAGACAAGATCTTTTCCAAGGGAAAGATCGAAGGCATTACAGATGTACAGATGAAGCACTTCATTGAAAGTCGTATCAATCTAGTACTAAGGAACTTAGGGTACGAGAATCTGTTTGAAGTAACGTACAATCCAATTGCTGGATGGTTCTATAATGGGATCAACAACTATGTATCCAATGATTTCTTTACTGGGCAAGGTAGGGAATACAGTAGAGAATGGGACGAGAGTGAATTCGTATGGGATTAGATGTGCCAGTAACTGGCAGACAGCTCCTGCAAGCGGCTAAAGAAATAAGACATCGTGGTCCCTTTAAGATAGGAATACATGATCTAAGTCTATTGATTAGTTATATAGAAGCCCAAGCTAAAGACAGAGGAAAGAAATCTATTGAGTAATTATCAGAAGCTTAGCGAGGAACGTAAGCAGCAACAGAAAGTTGAATCAGTTCCTGGGTGGATGACCACGGCGGGATACCAACTGTTCAAAGAGAAGTATCAATGGGCAGAAAGTTATTGCGATCAATTGCAAGCAATAGCTCACACATTAGCTAGGCATACAGAAGATCCTCCGTATTGGAGGGACGCATTCTTCGAGGCCATGTGGATGGGATGGTTGAGTCCTAGTACTCCCATCCTAGCTAACTGCGGTACTGATAGAGGATTGATTGTAAGCTGTGCCGGACAATATGTAGAGGATAGTATCGATGGATTCTACACAGCTAGACGAGAAGCTGCACTACTTACGAAGTACGGGTTTGGAACTTCGGCGTACCTTGGGAAGATTAGAGGTAGAGGCGCAGCTATCACTAGTAATGGAAAGGCCTCGGGTATCTTACCAGTTCTTAAAGGATTTGTGCAGGACAGTAGAGAAGTTAGCCAAGGAGGTGTCCGACGAGGCAGCTTCGCTGGGTACATTCCTATCGACCACCCCGACTTCTACGAGATCGTAAGTCACTTAGAGAAAGAACCGGACGATCTAAACATCGGATGGAACGTTAGTGATGATTTCATTGATGCCCTAGAGAAGGGTAATGCAGAAGCTCGTACAAGATTCGCCCGTACTCTGAAGGCTAAGATGCTGACAGGTAAGGGTTACTTTTGGTTCATTGATAAAGCTAGACGAGCCTTACCTAAAAGATACAAAGACGACGGACTACAACATTACGCGAGTAACCTATGCTCAGAGATATTGCTCCCTTCATATACTGATCTAACATACACCTGTGTGCTAGCTAGCCTCAATCTAGCTAAGTGGAATGAATGGAAAGATACTAATCTAGTACGAGTGGCTACTAAGTTCTTAGATTGTGTATGCTCTGAATTCCTAGATAAAGCCAAAGTCATGCCGGGAATGGAAAATGCTGTAAGATTCACGGAGAAGTATAGGGCAATTGGTCTAGGTGTCATGGGGTATCATACCTATCTGCAAGATAACATGATTCCATTTGGATCACTTGAAGCTCATATGTGGAACATCGAAGTGTTCAAGCACATCAGAGCGGAAGCAGAGGATGAAAGTAAAGGACGTAATGCTAGCCTAATTGCCGTAGCTCCCACAAAGAGTACAGCATTAATCATGGGAGGAATTTCTGAAGGTATCAACCCAGATCCTGCTATGACATTCACACAATCAACTGCTGGAGGAGAGATGGATCGTATCAATCCTGCACTGTTGAAGTTGATGAAGGCTAAAGGAATCTTCAATAAGCAAACAGTTCAGAGTTTGATTGACAAGTTTGGATCAGTACAGCATGTAGACTGGCTCACGGATCAAGAGAAGGCAGTGTTCAAGACAGCCTTTGAAATCAATCAAGAAGATATCTTACGAGTAGCTAGTGCTCGTGCTCCTTATATCGATCAGTGGCAATCTCTTAATCTGTTCTTCGGAGCAGGCACAGATCCTAAACGAGTAGCGGAGGTACATCGCAAAGCGTTCGAGGATCCGAATATCTTAGGTCTGTATTATGTTTACTCTAGTAGTAACATTGCTGCATCTAAAGATGACTGTGAGGCATGTGCATCTTGATAGATATAGAGCCTATCACAAAAGAAGAGTACGAAGTTCTTAAGAAGAAACAGTACAACAATAGAGAGGAGATCTATGAGATTCTCCTCTACGAATTTAGGAACAATATAATTGATTGATAATATGTTTGTGTACGATAAGATTCTAGATTGGGCAACAGAACGTAATCTGATTGACGGATCTGATCCTAAGACTCAGCTACTAAAAACAATGTCAGAGCTAGGAGAGCTAGCTGATGCTATTAATGAAGGGGATCGAGTAGGACAGATCGACGGCATCGGAGACGTAGTTGTAACACTGGTTATTGTAGCAGCCCAACTAGGATTTGATTTCGAGGATTGTGTAGTAGAAGCTTACAATCAGATCAAGGATCGCAAAGGCAAGACTGTAGATGGTGTCTTTATCAAGGAGATCTGATGGATAACAAAAGTCCATTAGAAGATAAGCACGCAACCGGAGGTTCTGTAGTGAAAACCTTTCATGAATGGAAAGCTGATTGCATAAAAGAGCATTCCATTAGAAATGGAATATTTACCTTCATGCCACGGAGATGGTACTATCAGAAGTACGGCAACTATATTAAGAAAGGGAGGGTATTACGTGAAGGTTGAATATGTAGATCATTCAGGCAGTGACCTACTTGTTGTTAATGCAGCACGAGCTTCCTTTGGTAAACATAGCAATGATCTTAATGACAAAGACGTAAGACTCATTAACTATCTAGCTAAACATAAACACGTACTTCCATTCCGCCATCCGCATCTTACATTACAGTGCAAGGCTCCGCTATTTGTAGCTCGTCAATTGATGAAGCATCAAGTAGGCTTTAGTTGGAGTGAGGAATCACGACGTTATGTAAAGACATCGCCTGAATTCTACTGGCCAGATAAGTGGCGTAAGGCTGCTGATAATGTTAAGCAAGGCAGTAGTGATGAGGAAGTGGCATTAGTTACTCACTACGAATACACCACCTTACCAGAAGGTAATAAAGTAACCTCACAAGTAGCTCCTAGGAATCTAGCTGAGGGAGCAGTACAATGGTCAGTACTATGTTATAATGAGTTGCTAGCTGGGGGAGTAGCTCCGGAGCAAGCTCGTATGGTGTTACCTCAGAACATGTACACTACATGGATGTGGACAGGATCTCTACTGGCTTGGGTTCAGATGCTTAAGCAGAGACTCGATAGTCATACTCAGAAAGAAACTCGTGACTTCGCGCAGATGGTAGATAAGATTGTAGCCGAGTTATATCCTGTAAGTTACAAGGCTCTAATGGAGAATGTGTGAGCTTTCTAAATCGAATGGGAAATGCTAGCAACCCTTATCAGACAGGTACTAAGAAAGTACTAGCAGTTTGTAGTGCCGGATTACTTCGCAGTCCTACTGTAGCTAATGTACTTCACAGTGAGTACGGATACAATACACGAGCGGTAGGGGCATCTGAAGAATATGCTCTTATTGTTTTGGATCCTGTACTTATTGGATGGGCTGATGAGATTGTGTTCGTAGAACAAAAGATCTACGATAAGGCATGGAAAGATTTCAGCGATCTTCTAAAGAAAAGAAAGAATGTTGTGCTAAACATTCCCGACAACTATGAATGGAATAATGAGGATCTTAAGCTGATCATACTTGAACAGTATAGAGATGCTAGTAAATAAACAAGTAAGATATGTTAGCCACAAGGAAGTGGCTGATCTACTGAAAGGGATGGTGGAGTTACACAGGCGTAGATTCATTAACCATCTTTCTCTGAAACATGCTACTGAAAAAGGCTGGCCTGATTTCGTAGTTGCCAATGCCTTGAAGAGATTGGAATCTAAGGAATAAGCATATGAAGATGTTTGGATGGCTTATAATCATGGGAACACTATTAACTAATGCAATCTGCTACTTTCATAACTATATACCCGAAGGTAGAACAGTTACAAAGATCGATATTGAAAGCATGCCTGCTCAAAGCAATGGATGGACACAATCCGAGCGACAATGTATTGCTAGAGTGGTTTACAACGAGTCGAGAAATCAATCTAGAGCTGGTCAAATTGCTGTCGCAGCGACTCTCCTCAACCGATCCCTCTCCTCGAAATTCTCACGGACAGACGTTTGTGACTTGGCAAAACAGCGGGGGCAGTACTCTTACAGAGTAAAGCCTAATCCCAAGAATAGTATAGATAGAGCAGCACTCGTAAAAGCTAATGAGATATCTGAGTATGTTACTAGTAACTACGGAGCACTATCAACAGAGATCAGAAGCTTCCTGTACTTTAACAGCCACCCTCCTCGAAGGGGATTTACAACAATAGGAGATCACAAGTTTTATGGATAAGCTTATTATCAGAATCATGAGATGGGCTAGAGGACGTATTGATAAAGATAATGCTCCAGATAAAATCTCGGAAGATGAATTCATGGCAATCATGGAAAGTGAATTTATGCATAAAGCAGGATTATCTAAAGACGAAAGAATCGCATTATGGAATAGGTACTACAATGGTCAAGTTAACTAACATACTAAAGACTGGAGAATCTTAATGATTAAAGCAGCACTCGGTGTAATGATTGCAGTAGTATTAGCAGGCTGCTCCACTACACCTTCCAATAAGAATAACTATCAAGCTTATCTAGAGACAGTTAAGCAGGTAGAGATCAATCAAGCAGTGGCTAAAGAAGCTAGCGTAGTAGCTCAGAGGACTGACTACAATGACATGCTTAAGGCATGTACCTCTGATAACTGCGTGGCCTCTGTAGCCTCTTACAAGGCGATTGCAGACACGGTAGCCAGCCTTGCTGGTCAGGGTTCTAACAATAGTAATAGGATTGCAGCACCTCAGAGAGAAGTTACATTCGGAGATCGAGCTATCCAGTGGGCCGGACTTCTAGTTCCGGGAAGCACAAGCTGGGCTGGTATCGTAGAAACCAACAAGACGCAGAGGCATTTGAGTGATAACACCAGTGCAGAACGCATCTCTCAAAATCAGATGTGGTCAGAGATCGTCGGACAATCCAATCAAGCATGGTCTACAGTCGCCAGTTCTCCTAACATTGTTGTTGGTGGTAATTACGGCAATACTACCACTACTACTAACACTGCTGGAAACAATCTGGTAAGTGGAGACGGTAATGTGATTGGCAATCGTAATAACAATAGCGGTAGGCAAGATAGCCTAGGTCCTATTGACAACTCCGGCGACTGTCGTACAGGAGATGATGTTTGTAATCAGGAGCCGACGCCGTGAGTTATTTAACCAAATTGATTAAGGACAGGCTCGCAGTTCTAAGTGATAGAATCCCTTCTCTAACAAACTACTTGCTAGAAGAACGTAACTATTTAACTGAACTAGAAGCAGAGCAGACTTATCTACGGAAGAATTTAGCAGATCTTGAATGCGAGGAATCATGACTAGCTTCAGTAACTTCAAAGAAAGAGAACTCATTGAACTGGCTAGCTCTGTAACATCTGCTAAGATGGAGAGAGTAGAGCTAGAAGAATTAGTTAAGGAACTAGCTTATCGTTACAGTAAACTCTCAGTGGTCGTATCGAGATTCTAATGCTACCAGATTTAGATCTAAAGAATACCGTGTGTCTATTTGATTATGACTCGGCTATTTACCGAGCCGCATGCCCTTGCGAGAAGAAGCAATACTACGTATACCAAGGAGATAAGTTACTAGGTGTGGTGAGGACTATGACTCTAGCTAATGAACTAGCCAAGAGCGTAGATTTTCTAGATGTAGAGATTGAACACAAGCTCTTTGTAGAACCTGTACAGAATGCTTTGGCTAATCTGGATTCTATCTTTGAATCTGTTACAACTTCTATGCCATGCGCTTGGGAAGTATATCTTACTGGATCGAATAACTTTCGTAATAAGATCGCTACCTTGCAGGAATACAAAGGCAATAGAAAGCTAACAGCTAAGCCACAACACTACGAGGCTTGTAGAGATAGGGCTATAAAGAAACACAGAGCTGTTGTAATTAATGACATGGAAGCTGACGATGAACTGGCTATTCGCTCTGAAGAATTGCTGGCTATGGGTAAGACTCCAGTACTGGTTACTATCGACAAAGACCTCAAGCAGGTTGGAGGATGGTACTACGATTGGGTCAAGAAAGAACTAGAGTTTATTGAACCACTAGAAGCTAAGAGATACTTCTACATTCAGATGCTGATGGGAGATAGTTCCGATAATATCCCGGGCCTTCCGGATGTAGGACCTAAGACAGCAGCTAAGTTACTATCTAAGTGTAGATCAGAAGAAGAAATGTGGAGAGTAGTTAAAGACTCTTACAATAAGCTCTGGACTCTAGGTAAAGTAGACGAAGCCTTACAGGAGATTGGAACTTTACTGTGGATGCAGCGCACAAGAACCGTATCCTTGTGGTCTCCTTGTGGATCATAGGCTTGACTATAGCCGCTGTTACTGGTAAACTATACTTAGTACCAGCGGTATCTAGATTATTTAAAGAATGAGGAACTGTGAAGAAAGCTCGAAAAGTAAATAAGTACAGATCACGATTTGAAGAAACGATTGCTGCGGATCTACGGAAACGTAAGGTAACGTTTGAATACGAAACACTTAAGCTACCATTCATTCAACCAGAATCAAAGCATATCTACAAGCCAGATATCATCCTGCCCAACGGAATCATCCTTGAGCTGAAAGGAAAATTCGATAATCAATCTCGAAAGAAGATGGCCTTAGTCATGGAACAGTACAAAGACAAGCTAGATATTCGTATGGTGTTTATGCGTAACCAGCCTCTACAGAAAGGAGCCAAGAATACCTACGGAGATTGGTGTAACAGTAGGGGAGTTAAATGGTGCGTAGCACCTATTCCAGAGGAATGGATTAATGAGTGAGTTCTATCCCGATAACAACCCCAAGTCATTACTAGGGCGTAATAAAGTTCCATTACATTTAGTTCCTCCAAGCGCTAAGTATTATCTAGCATTAGCACTAGCAGATGGAGCTAAGAAATATGGACCTTATAACTGGAGAGATTCGGCAATCTCAATCTCCACATATAAGGCAGCAATGGAAAGACATATAGATGCTTTCTGGGATGGGGAAAACGTTGCGAAGGATAGTAAGGTGCATCATATAGCCCATGCTATGGCATGCTGTGCCCTTATCCTGGATGCCATGACTATAGATATGTTAGTAGATGATAGGCCTGCCAAAGGTGCTAGTTCCAAATTACAGGAAGATTTCTTAAATGACTGATACAGTTGCTAGAATCAGTGCGTGTGATCACGATTTCGTAATGACATACAGTGACTACGAGAAAGAATCATACGAGTGTAGTAAGTGCGGTAAGAGACACAGCCTGTATTACGAGGACATGTCATGAGTGACACAATTGAACTGAGCCGTCGAGATCTACGCCTAATCTTTAATGCTGTTGATTCAGCTTATCCAGAGATCGAAGCTGCTGTAGGTGACGGTGATGTAAAAGAAGAAGTACTAGCTGAACTGGATGACGCTCTTGTTATCTTGAATCGTCTACTCAAGTAAGGTACCCTATTGAAAGTATTATATCTAGACATTGAATCCAGCTTTCTGTTAGCAGGCATCTGGAGTCTATGGTCCAATCATACAGCCATCAATCAGTTGCTCAGCACAGGACAAACCATTGCTTGGTCTGCTAAGTTCAAAGGTCCCAAAGCACCCATGATCACTCGTTGATGGACTGACGAAGATTTCCTAAGTAAGCTACACGAGGTGTTGGAAGAAGCTGATGTAGTTGTAAGTTACAATGGTAAGCGCTTTGATATTCCTATGATCAATAGGGAATTTATTAAGGCAGGCATGGGACCTCCAGCTCCTTACAAGCAGGTAGATCTACTAGAGACAGTCAAGAAGCAATTCAAACTTCCATCTAACAAACTGGAGTTCGTAGTTAAGGACTTTGAAGTTGGTGCTAAGATGAAGCACGAAGGATTTGAGTTGTGGATTAAGTGTATGAAGGGGGATGAGAAAGCTAAGGCAACGATGCTCAAGTATAACCGACAAGACGTAGTTATCCTGGAGAAGTTGCACGACAAGCTTAAGGGATGGGTGGTAGGAGCACCGAATGCTGCTCTCTACGCTACGCCTGAACAACTAGCCAAGGGCGAGATGTGTTACCATTGCGGTTCACATAATGTTCAGAAGCGTGGTACTACCAAGACTAATACAGGGATCTTTCCTAGGTACTTCTGTACCAGTTGTAAGTCTTGGAGTAGGGGTAGATATAGTCTTACGACTAAGGACGAGAGGAAGAATGTACTTATGAGTGTAGCTCTTTGATGGGTCAAGTAATTATTGACCACCCTAAGATGGTAGCTCGTTGGACTAATCGTCTAAGAGAGATGAAAGATAAGTACGGAATTGCTACAGCTTCCAAATGGGCTGCCGGTATGTTTAGCACTACACAGATCAAGCTGATTAATGAGCAACTTAAGAATAACAATTGATAACATCACAGCACGTCTAGTTGCTATGGAGCAATACGATGATGTAAAGATTCCACAGATTATCTATGATGAACTAGCTTCTATAGAAAGGATAGCAGAGGGAGAGTATTCTCCCCCTGATACCAAACAGACTGAGTTCCGTTTCTAATGTATCTCGTATCTAGAAATACAATCAGCTAAGATCTTCTGTTTAAATTTACAGATACCGTAGTCAACTACAACCCCCTCGGCAAAAGCCTTGGGGGTTTTTTCGTTTGTAATTATCTCAAGATCTGAACAGTAAGACATAGCTGACGGAGGGCACCAAAGAGGATCACGTTCCGTTGGCTTCACGAATGGTTTCGTTAAGATGCCGCAGCTCGTCATCATCCCAGCCGCAATCAGTACGCTTAGATACCTTTTCCAGTTCAACACTTCGTTCCACCTTAGCAGCTTTAGAAGCTGTCCTTTCATTGATAACTTTAGATACCGACTGCTCTTGTTTAAGAGCTTCCTTCCCTTCAACTGCTAAACGCTTAGAGCGTTCCTGCCAGTAGTCTGCCTGTGCTTCAGCTTGCTTTAGCTGGCACTGAGCTACACCTTTATTGTACTGATGATGTCTATCAAATAACCAACCAGTAATAAGCAATGCAGCCAGAGCTATATAGATATAGATCTTGTACTGATTAACCAGAGCTTTGATCATATGCTGATACGATTGATACCGTTCCTGTTGTCTGACGTACTGCAACGTACCCACCCACAGGTACCGCTATTGTATAGCTAGAATTTGCATTAGTGTTGATTCCTAATCCTACAATCAATGTACCAGTAATGCTATTGCTATACTTAGCAATGACAGTACCTGTACCTCCAGCTACTCCGCTCGTGGATCCTACAAGGATATCCGCAGCATTGGTAGTACCAGCAGTCAAGCTTAAGCTGGCTGTCGAAGTTACAGTAAATGTAAAGAAGCAGGGCTTAGCTGGATTAGTGCACTGATAAGCTGTTGCTAGAGAAACGGAGCGAGTTGTAGGATATCCAAAAGCAGCAGGACCGGCGGGACCTTGCGGTCCTACATCACCCTTTGCTCCAACAGCACCTTGTGCTCCATCAAGACCAGCAGGTCCAGTGGGACCTGTAGCTCCGTCGCTACCAGCAGCGCCTGTCGGTCCTGTAGGACCTATCTCACCCTGAGGGCCGGTAGCACCATCTGCCCCAGCGGGACCTACATCCCCTGCACCACCAGCGTTGCCTTGAATACCTTGAGGACCTGTGGGTCCCATAGGGCCAGTTGCTCCCGTAGCCCCTGTAGGGCCAGCACTGAGAGTTACACTGAGCACGCCATTGTTATTGACTAGACCCGTACCAAGTACCATCCACTGGCACGTATCATCGAAATTCCTGCGATAGGTAAGTGCATCTACAGATGGAACAGTGCCACAGTTACGATTAACAAAGCCGGTATCAGTAGCATTTCGCTGTACCCAATAGTATCGAAAAGGCTGTGCTGTTGCGGTTAGTGGTAATGCTAGTAGTAGTGAAGAGAGTAGTAGTTTTAATTTCATTCAGATTCCTTTAGGCTGCATACATTGTAACTGATACACCTGTGCTGGAGATTCGTACAACAGTCACTACTGCACCAGCCACAGTAATTGACCAAGCGTTTCCTGTACCTACCTCATAAGCATTATAACCACCATCATCTAAGTCATAGAAGTAAGCCATGCCTCCTGAAGTAGCATTGGTCCTATCTACGAATGTGCCTTTGATTGTGAATAGATTAACCACATTGAAAGGAGTTACTCCTGACAAATCGACGTGCACATATGTCGGCTGTTTATTATGAGTGAACTGTCCGAAAGATTTAGAACCATTAGATACAGGAAAGGATCTTCCGATATTACCGCGTGCTATAGGCATTAGATTAAACTCGGAGCTGACCATGTGTCAGTAACTTCAACACACATAGCTCCGACTGCCCCAGCAGCACTGTTCAACGGAAAATGACAGAATGTTGCTGAAGCTCCTATCTGCATATCATATGCTCCATCAGTAAATGTGTCTCCTACATTGATGCCTGAATATCCATTAATGGCATGTTGAGGGAACCACATGTGGGGAACCCAAGCTCTTTTTACTTCAGGACTAATTCCAGCAAATGTGCCCTGACTATAGGTGTCACCCACGAACATCCTCTCTCTCCTGTATTTACCATCGTCGGGATCTGGATAGAAAGGACCTGAAGTAACACTTAGTGTTGTTGCATTTCCATAAGGACCTACAAATCCTCGTGGACTTTTTATAGTTCCATCTCTTGTTCTTTTCCAGAACAACTTCGCGCTCTGATTTGGGAGACCGGCCCAATTGAAAGCAGCTCCTGAGGCGTTATTAGTAGCATCTAGTTTTGTAGTTATAAAAGAGCAATAAGAATCTGCTGCTAATAAAGACTGTCCCCCGAAATACATACCTCCTCCACCCACAAAGCCAGCTACAGTTCCGGCAGTATTGATGATATCTACAACAAACCAAAAGAAACCGTGTGTAGTGTCTACAAGTGCCCACCAAGACCTAGCCACAGCAGAGGCTGTGGATGACATTAACCAATTACACTGAGAATCTGGTACTTGAGACACTAATGGAAAAGGATCCACTAAAGTATCTATTCCTGTTGCTGACTCTGCGGCCCTAACAATCATCAGCCTAGCATCACCTGACGCAGCACTGTCATGGTGGAACCTAATGGGATCTCCATTAGGCATTATGATAATGCAACGATTGGTTCCGGTGTATGCCACGGACAGTCCGGCAATACCAGCTATGTAGGTGACCACAGCTACTCCGGATCCATTTTGTCCTGTTAGAGCAGGCGCACCAACATCTGCGCTGGTAATGTAATAAGTTGCCACTAGTGCTTTCCTCCTTTAACTGAAAGACTTATGAATGTTGCTACGTTGTTAGCTGTAACCGAGAAGGCAATCCAGTTTCCCCTAGACACATTAACTGTAGACCAACCTGAAGTTGATCCAGTATTAGAAGTCGCAGCTACCGTGCTGGGGGGAATCCCTGATGTAATGCTGTTGCCAGCGGTTGGTAATGTAGGGAATACTTGATACCTAACATCTACAGAAGTAGTAGCTGCTGGATAAACATATAGTTGCCAATCTGTAAATACATAATTAGCTGGTAGCTGGAAGAAGTATGTTCCAGTAGCTATGATAGCTCCCACTGTTAACGGAGGATTACCTATGCTAAAATTTACAGATCCATCAGCAGGGAGGATCTCAGGATCTTGAGGATTAGTATTATCTACATTAACACCGAAGATTGATAGTAAGCCACTGTTGTTGATAATAGGATTACTAGGATCTGCGGCATCGATCTGAATACCAGTACCTTCTACTACAGAAGTTATACCTCCAGAAGATGCCTGCCAGCTAGCATTACTTCCATCAGTAGTTAGTACTTTAGTAGAGTTACCCACTTGACTAGGCAGTAAGTTGTTGAGAGCAGCATTAGCTGTAGTAGCCCCTGTGCCTCCATTAGTTACTGCCAGAGTACCAGCAAGCGTGAGAGTTCCTGAAGTAGTTACAGGACCCCCGGAGAAGGTAAGTCCTGTAGATCCTCCACTAGCGTTGACAGATGTTACAGTTCCTGATCCGGATATAGTAGCCCAGAAGATAGTAGTGCCATCAGTACTGAGATATTCTCCAGCATGTCCGGTAGGATCTGGGATGTTAAGTCCAGCTCCGATACATCTAGCCAATGCACGTAAAGCATTATTGATGTACTGCCTCTCTACATCAGGCTGGCTCTTGACCAAGTTGATAACAGGGGGGCATTGATCAAGACCACCAGCCATTAGTTATACTCCTTACCTAGTAGTTTCATGATATAAGGTAATCCCGCTTTTAGGAATAACCATATAGCAGAGGTGACGAATAGAACACCTCCGATGAATCCTTTGTTACGTTCCAGTCCTAGTAAGATATCATCGAGCTTAGAGTTAACATCTTCTACACGAGAAGCTGTATCTCTCTGTACTTTCTCTATGCGATCATTATGTAGGTCCTGTAGAGTCAGTCTAGATTCTACTCTCACTAGACGTTCGAGATACTCGGGCGTCATCGTGCCCAGTATCCCATAGGAACTTCTAGATTATTCAATCCTTGAGGTACTCCGCCATTACCACCATAACCTCTCCATTGTCCTGCATTAGTTATAGTAGCCGCACTGCCGGTTCCAAATCCTCCCACTCCTGATCCCGTAGAGAATGTACCGCCGGAACCTCTAGGTCCTGAGATATTAGGAACTGGAGGTCCTGAGTTAACTTCATCTCCGTAGTAACTATATGGATTAGATGCTGTTGGCTGTTGCACTTGAGGAGCGACTACTGGAGCAGGACTGTACTGCTGAATATCCCCCACAGAAACAGTAGGATTCATAGCCGGACCTCTATCCATCTGAGGCATGATAGGACTATTCAAGCCGAAATTTTGTCCCGGCATGTTAAGCCCTAGACCAGATGAATTATTTGTAACTGTTCCTAATGCGTCTGGATTATATGAATTCAAATATTCAGTAAGTGAATCCGCGTCAGTTACCCCATAATCTTTCAGGATAGCTTTATCGCTTTCTGTCAACTGCCTCCAGATAGTGGAGGGCATGGATTGTACGTATTTGTCAGCTAGTTTAATACCTAGCTTGGCTAGCATACCTCCTACTCCTGTTGCACTAGAGGCTATCCTAGCGGCAGCAATAGCTCTTTCCGCAGCAGTCCTATTACCCCCGAACAGAGAACGATAGTCTCTAGTAGATCCGGGGATAGCTAGATCAACTCCTCGTTGCCACAAAGGACGAGGGCCTGTTTCAGTCCATCTCTGATCTGCCATAGTTAACCCCTAGTACGGGGATCGAAGATATAACCCCCAGCCCTTATGTTAGGATTGAATTGAGGAGCAACGGCACCTACAGGATTAGACATCTCTGGAGCTGGCTGCTGAGGAGGCTGTTGCTGATTGTTCCTGATAAGATTCTCAGGCTGAGGAGCTGGCATCATCTGAGGACCTCCTTGACCTAGGTAATTCTGAAGCCATGAGTTACCTAACCCCTGATAACCTCCGTAAGCATTCGGAAGATTATAAGCATAGCCTCCAGGGTTGTTATTCCACTGAGGAGCACCACTCATGTTGCTAGGATTGTTAATCGTAGGAGGAGTGTACCTGCCTAGATTAGGATCCTGGCCTCCATAGAATTGTGAGTACTGTGCATTTGGTGCAGTATTGAACATGGGCATCATAGGGTTACCTGAATTCGTGGAGTTCTGTTCCGCAGAGCGGTCCCGGTTATCGGGACGCGCTCCTTGACGTAGATGATACAAAGAGGATTGCGGTGTACCTACTGAGTTACTTGCCATTAACTAATTCCTCTATGTCTACATTGCGGTACTTCTTGTACAGTCTATTAATCAGACGTGTGTTATCGCGGTATAGCTTACGTAGTTCAGTCTTCTTGGCGGGATCGTCAATGTTCTTGAGCATACGCTGTTCTAGATCTTTCTCTAACTCCGTGATCATAAAAGATACCGGGAACTTACGTCCTCGCAGGATAGCAGTCTGCATATCCTCACTTAAACCCATCCCCTTAAGAACAGAAGTCAGATCTTTACGCTGAACTCCTTGCTCTTTAGCTGCTCTTACTGCCTGCTGTAACTCGGCATAAGGTTTAGCGGCATCCTTCAGTCCACTAACAAACTTCTTCTCCACAGCTTCAGGAGCAACTGGGAAGTTCTGCTTGAGCATATCTGCATATGCTTGCTTAGCTTCTTGCAGTTTCTCTTTACGCTCATATCCGAAGTAAGCATTAAGGTCTTTCAAAGGACTTAACTCTCTGACACCTAGACCGCCCCCAATAAGATTCTTGATTGACTGATCAGTCTTGGAGTTAATGGCTCTAGCTGTTTCAGCAGCTCCTTTAGGTACAAAGATCTCAGTTAGATTCATGATCCTATTGATATTTTCCTTATCAATACCAAGTTCTTGTCCTGCTTTCTGAGCTGCGTCATACATGTCAGGATTGCTACGAGCAGTACTAGGATCCTTACCGGTAACAGTTTTGAGTAGATTACGATACATAGAGTTAGAGGATACTAATCCCCACATCTGCTTTCCAGCATCAGTGATAGACTTCTCTGCACCCTTGGTATCTCCCTGCCCTAACTTCATAACAGCATCTATAACAGAACTAGTAGGTCTCATGGCTGGATCCATAGGAGGTAACTGTCCTACATCAATGGTCCATTCCTTTCCTTTATCGTCTGTAAGAACTACTACCTCAGAGCCTAAATGACTAGGATCCAGATCTAAGTGCTTGCGCCTTTCGTCGTCAGGATCTAGTGTAGATACAGCATAACCTAGAGCTGACAAACTTGCTGCCAAGCCTGCGTGGAAAGCAGTCTGCGAATAAAGCATAGCAGGACCTGCCCCCATTAACCTCTGAATACCATTCCTCATGAGCCTCATATCTCCAGTCTTAGCTCCTTCCTTAGCGTCGCTAAGTCCAGTAGTTAGATTGTTGATGGTAGTCCTGAAAGTTTCGTATTGATAAGGAAGATACTGAGTACCTCCTAGTCTCTCTACTGACTTAAGAACAGTAGGTGCTCTGGATGGAGTGATGTTGGTATTGTTGGTACGTTCAGCAACAAATCTTTCGATCTGCTCTTTAGTCATACTAGGATCACGAGTCTTGAAATGCTCAGTCCATACATCTACATCATGAAAGAAGTTAGCTGCCTTAGTCCATAGATCAGTAGAACTGTACCCTTCCTTAGCGATTGCCATTCCTTTATCTATACCAGACTTAACCATGTCTTTGATAGATGTAGAACCAGCAGCTTTCTTTAGCATGTTACGAACGTGCTCGGTACCTGCTCCGGAGTAGATCTCTGAAATCTGAGTAGGTTCCCAGATGTTGTTACGAAACAGAGTCTCTACATCAGGATTAAGTACCTTTCTTCCAGAAGAATTAATTGCTGCCAGAGTAGCCTCTGCCCCTCTCTTCCATGAAGGCAGATTTAGATTACCATTAGATACAGTCTGTCCAAAGGATCCCAAGAAGTTCATAGCCCATCGACCTTGATTAAACACGATCGTTGACATCTTCTTAGCTGAGCTTAGCTTAGACGCTAATATCAGAGGAGCACTTCCTACGTACCTAGCTAATTCATAATCCTTTCCCTCTGCTACTAGAGCATCAAGAATATCGCCAGCACTCTGATCTATCTTCAAGATGGAATCCAAACTCTTCTTAACGTCTGGAGTAGTACGTAGTCCTTTAAGAGGTCCCATCTTATCTCCAGATAGAATCTCCGTATGAGTCTTACTTCCTGCATCCTCTGTAAAGATAGTTCCTAATCCATCATCACGTAGTTTAGTTAGACCTTTTAGTTGAGAGATCTGAGCTGTCTGCGTGGATAGAGTCTGTACAGCTTGCGCAACTGGATCTTTAATCTCTCCCCACCAAGCTCTAAGCGCAGGAGGAACATTGGATCTCTGGGAGAATACATCAGAACCAAGTCTCATGTTCTGGGTATACTTGATTACAGCTCCTACCTTATCTGGAGATAGTCCTGATAACTGCTTGATGGTATTATCTACAAACTGATTAAAGTCGGAGTTCTTAGACAGCGCATCTTGATAGCCTGTGATCAGTGCATCTTTCTTAGCAGCATTACTAGGTATATCTCTAGTGATCTCTGCTGGATCTAGTCCAGTATGCATCCTATACAATTCACCGGCATCTTCTACAGACATCTTATTAAGAGCTTCAGGAGTAGGCTTAAGCCAATTACTAACCCAACCCCTCATAGCGCGTAGCTGTTCTAGGTTCTTAACCTCTTCGGGTTTTAATCTAGATTTCTGATCCTCAGTTAATGGTAGATTAGTTCTCTCGTTCTTTCCTAGTTTGGCCTCTGCCGAATTCGCCATCTGTAACTTACGATCCATGTACCCGCCCTGCATCCACTTGATTACTCCCTTCTTAGGAGGATCAGTGTTAGCTTCATAGGCACGATGGATATAGGTGTTACTATTTTTCAATGCCTTGGCCGCAAATGCCAATTGCTCAGCAGATGCATTAGGATTAGATGCGATAGTTCTAGCATACTCTAGAGCATTGGCATGTCTATCATTCAAGAAATCCCTTACCGCCCCGTGAAGCTGTGGATTAGTTTCTTTTATAGAAGACAGGAATGTTCTAGGATCTTCCTTTCCTTGCATTACATTTAGAACAGTATCACGTAACTCTGGAGATTTATCTAGACCAGAAGATAGCGCATTGGAGATTGTACTAGCCCTGTAGGCACCAGCAGCTTGTTCTCCAGAAGCTAGCTGTCGAGCGTCGTAGACTTTAGGTTCAATTCCTTTAGTGGCAAATGCCTGCCTAAGACCCGCACGTAACCTAGAACGAGGAGCCTGTGGTTCTTCAGACTTATCTGAAGGTAGTACATCACGGCCAGGTACCTGCTCTCCTAGGAAACTGGTATCGATCTCAGGAGTTGTATTGCGAGCATTAATTTCTCTACTGGACTGAGCATCTGAATCTTCGATAGAATTATGTAGCTTATCCATCCTTGCAAACATTAGCTCGTATGCAGATTCCGCATTCTTAGCTAGCCCAAGATCAGATTGACTACGTAGTCCTGCCTTAGCCATCATCTTAGAGAAGTTACTAACGACTACATCATATAGATTCTTAGCTTTACCTACAGCCGCTCTTAGAATAGGACTTAATTTAGAAGTCCATTCAGGAGTAACTTTCATGGCTTTCAATGAATTACGGAATACACCATTGCTAAAGAACTCTGAATAGAATTCATCAAGATTGGTTAATCCATACTCACTAAGTCTACGCTGCATTCCCTTAGGTAATTCAGAAGCACGAGCTGTTAGTTCAGGTTTCAGTAGATCTTCAAAAGTGCTACGTAGATTTACATAAGCCGTTTGTGCAGGTCCTTTAAGATCCCCCTGATCTCCCATGTATAGCATCTTAGATGTAACAGCATGGACAGCTTCGTGGACTAGAGTATTGAATCCAGAAGTTGAGGGTTTGATATAGATCTTATTAGTAACTGGATCAAAGAAGGCATCAAACTGATCTTCTCGTAATCCGGATCTAGATAGAACTTGAGCATGTGCGGGTTTGTTGGAATCTAATACAGTGAACCCTGTATCCTTACCTCCCATCCTGTCAGCCAAAGCACCTGCATACTTAATAAGATTAGCAGAATGTTGCTTAGCTTCCGGATCAGTAGGAAGGCTCTTGGAGGCTTCGTCAAATACCTGACGTACTGTTAGGGTATCATTACGCAAAGCATCTAGAAGGTGTGCAGGTGCTCCTTTAGATACAATCTTACCATCGGGCAATGCCTCTGCGAACAAAGGCTGTCCTCCAGATTTGATTGCACTGATGAGATCTTCACGAGATTTAGCCACGTCTAGATCTTTAGTAGCTTTGTAAGCTACTTCTGGATTACGTATAACTGTTTCTAGAGGTTTGCCAATCTGCTCGTTGCCAAACAAATCAGGCTGCGCTACTAGATCCAGTGACGGTTGTACAGGTGTTTGATCTACTGTTGGAGTTCTGCTAGGTTCAAATACTTCAGGAGATCTCTCTGGTACTGGAGTAGACTCATTGCGCAACTGACCTCTATCAATCCATCCTTGCAGCATGGCATCTGCCATAGCTGAATTAGGCTGCTGATCCCTGACTCCTACAGTCTCCCCTTCTCTAGTAAAGATCTGGCGAGGATTAGGAGCATTAACATCTGCGGGAATAGTATCCGCCAGTCCCATGAAGGGTTCTGGAATATCTCCCTGTCTTGATACGATACCTTCTTGCGCTTGGGCATTGAGACGATCCTGCTGATCTAGGATATAATCCCTCTCTAGCTGAGTATTCTCGGCCTCAGTTCTCTGTGCCTCTTCTCCTCGTAGAGCTTGCTCCTGACGAATACGGCGCTGCTCCATAAGAGAGGCTGGGACTTCATCACCAGAAAACAGATCCCTGGAAGTTATTGGCTGATCCGCAAAAAGATCTCCCTGCACAGGAGTGCGAGTTGAAATCTCATCTACTAGATTGATTCCTGCATCTATGGCAGGATCTCCAGTACGAACTGCTGGGCGGGAACGAGCACCTCTAGATGCTGCGCCAGCAGCTACGCCTAAGATAGCATCGGGAATTCTACTATAAGGATCTAGTAGATCTCTCTTCAATGCATCCGGAGTAACCGCATTCATAACAGCATCCGTACCTATACCAGCTCCAACGTTTAGCCCGGCTCCGGTAAGTATTCTAGTCGCAAGATTACCTCCCAAAGCTCCGGGTACCAATCTCTGTAAAGGAAACAGAGCTGCTTCAGTAGCTCCTGCTAATGCAGCTCCACTCTTGGTAGCTCCAGCATCTCTAGCTTCTTGATAGCCTGCGGATCCTTGTGTTAGACCGAAACCAGTAGCTGTGTACGGATTCAGGATAACAGGAAGAGCAGCAGCTAGCGAGCCTGCTGCTTGTCCTGCTTTCTGAGCTGTTTGATCTTCAGAGAAGATAGCCTCTGGTACTTTCGCATCTAATCCTAGGCCGCGTAGCGTACGAGAAGCTACTCCCTGTGCTCCGTACTTGGCAGCATCCAAGGCATCCATCTGCGCGCCACGGCGCTCTGCATTATTACGTTCTTTACTCTCAGGAGATTGAAAGATAATACGACCATCCTCGTCGTACATATTACCTTCAGTATCGTATCTACCTGTATCTAGCATTCCAATGTCTACAGAACCGGAACCGTATCGAGCCGGAACTGCATTTAGTTTATCTAGATTAGAGTTATCGAACTTAGCATATCTCCCATCTTCAGCCTTCTTCTCAGGAGCTGTAGCAGGAGCTTTAGGGTCCATACCAGCAGAGCGCATCTTCTCCATAAGAAGAGCTTCTACTTTTGCTGGATCGGCTCCACGACGAATAGCGTCATTAGCCTGTTGAATCCAAATATCTTCCTGCGCCATTGATTAGCTCCGTTAATTGCTGAATAGGTCACTCTTGATCATAGCATCGCCTGACGGTACTAGAGAATCAAAATCGTTAGTCTGTGTAGCTTGAGGTAGTAATCCCTTCTTAGCTGCCAGAGCGGATTTGATACGCTGTACTTCTGCCCAATAGTCCGCGTATTCTGGATCCTCAGGTAAAGGTGTATTAGCTCCATCATAATCAGGGTTGAGTTGCTTGACTAGCTTGATAGCATTAGCTGTTAGCTCTTCGTCTAGAGGCTGTTGTTTTACAGGAGGGGTTCTAGGCTGAGGAGGACGTAATGCTCGTTTGGATAAAGCTTCTCGATACGCTGGTAGAGTTTCTGCCTCTACTTTCATACGTCCGATCTGAGCATCTTTGTAACTCATATCAGATTCAATGCTACGTTTATTTAGATCACGCGCTTCCGCTCGTCTAGCCCTCTCTTCTGGGCTAGCTTCTCTTAGCAACTTAGATCCACCGAACTCATCGAATCCAATAGTATCACCTGTGGATTCATCTGTAATGAATTTCTGATAGGTAGGATTCTGTTTAGCGTAGTTAGTCTTAGCTTCCCACAACTGCTGTTCTAGTTGCTGCTTTAGACGTAACTTACGCTCTTCAGAAGCCTCATCTTGCTTACGAGATTCTTGAGCTAAGCCATACTTAGCAGCTCCGCCTAAAGCGGCAAGTAGTCCTGAACTAGCCATTCATCATACCTCCACCTTGAGGAGGTGCTTGTCCTTGAGGGGGACCTACAGCTTGAGCTAATAGTCCCGGACTAGGTTGCACCTCCGTATCTCCCGCCTGATCCTGTGCCTTCATGAGATTAACAATCTCTGCTTTAACAGCTACACCGAAGTCAGGAGTATCTGCTCCTTGTACTCCCATGCTAGCTGCTAGCTGACAGATATCTTTGGTAACTCTATCCAATACGCCTCCGGCGCTAGTCCAGATCTTAGGATTTAGATTCATAGACTGGCTAGCTTCGCGGGCGGTGGACAATAGGCTGAAGATCATGTTAGCCAATGCTGGTACTGGATCAGGTACTCCCTGAAGAGTCTGCTGAATCTGCTGTAGACCTCCGCCCTGAAAGACAGTATTCATTACTGCCGCATAGGCGATGTCATTATCGACCGTATCGGCCATAGTTCAATAGTCCTTGAGGTTGGTTACTAAAAGCCTGCATAGGATTAGTAGGGTTACCTGACGTAGCATCAGTAGGTTGATTGTACTGAGCATATCCTTTATAGGAATCCGCTAATCTCTGGCCTTCAATTTGTTTGTACTGATCTTCAAGTGCGTATCTTTCTCGAAGTAGCTTCAGTTGATTCTCGAAATCTTTCTTCTTGTCTTTCTTCTTACCTTCGGAATCAGCGTACTCAGAAGCAGCGGCCATTGCGTAGCCCCACCATGAATTATCTGATCCGTCATCATCACTACTGAACCATGAAGTCCAAGACATTACGGCCTACCTCCGCCAAATCCGCCGAATGCAAACTGGAATAGCTGATTCATATATGCGTTGGCGTCACCGCCAGCCCAATTCATAAATCCACCAAAAGCTTCTTGGTTGTTCATGATATATGGATTATTCATTCCCTGCAATGCTGCGTTATATCTGAAGTTCTGATTATTGTTTAGCAGTCCAAAGCCAGCTTGCGCCGCTAAGTTCTGCATACCATAACCCTGCTGCTGGGCGTCTCTAATCTGCTGCTGACTGAATCCCTGCTGAGACATGTAATCCTCAAAGGTACGATCCAATCCACGCTGCTCGCCTTGATAGGCTAGATTCTCACGCTGTCCAGTGAGATTCATGTTTGCATTGTACATAGTACCCGCAAGAGACTGATCAGCACCGTACATGCTAGTAGCATTATTCATGCCAGTAGTCAGGACGGTGTTTAGTGCGTCTTGGTTCTGACCAGCAGCGTTTCCGTACGCTTGAGCATCTCCCTGAGCAATCGGAAGACCTGCCTGAATAGCCGCTCCTCTAGCTGCTCCTGCTGCAATAGAACTGTTTAGCCCTCCCCTAGCAGCGGCTTGCCGGGTACCGGCCTGCTCCGCTTGTGTAATGTAAGGATTGTTGCGGGCTAGTAATCCTGTTAGATTGTTAGATACAAGTTCATTAGGTTGTACTTGTCTAGTGTATGCTTGGCCGGGGTTACCAGTAAAGCCGGGAGGCAGGGGACCTGAGGTCCCTGCCGTTCCCTGACTCTGATACCTGCCATATCGATCCTGATAGCTAGGCATTATTAAACATCTCCTTTAGCGCTTAGGGTTTGTAATAGCAGGGTCTGTACGGCGAATGGCGGACAAGGATCTGCTAACTTAAAGTCAAACGGATTCATAATTCCCAGAGTATCGTAGGATAGGAATGTGAGATTGAAACTTGTACCTTCTTTGGGAACGTTAGCTATATTGGTGAACGGAACAAAATCCGAAGCTAGGAACTTAGCAGGTGCTCTAGGAAGATTTATTTCCTGGATCTCCTGTTGTCCTACTCTAGATGGATCAGCATTCAGATAACCTTCGCTAGCCAATACTCTACATGGAGCATATCCATAACTTAATCCATTAGCACGTATCTTCTCGATCTTACCAAATGTAAATGGCTGATCTTTGAAGTTAGAGTTAGTAATGAAATAAGCTGGGATACCTCTACCATCGAAAGTCCAAGACCTCTCAAACTCATAGACGTACCAAGGATTAGAACCTGTAGGTCTATCTCTAGGACCGTTGTAATGAGACATGTGGATACGCTCTCTGCCTAGACTATCTACCGAAGAACATTCAGCTCTGGGTATGAAGTTAGAATAGGGGGCATTGAATGCTTCCGAATCATTGTTATGAACAATGGCAGCTTGGAAAGTAAATACAGGCTTCTGTTCTACTCCCATCAAAGTCATGGTCATAACAGTACCATCCTTGAATAGGAGTCTGTACTGGTTCTTAGATCTAACTGGAATAGCTACAAGAGGTCCTATAGAAGTAGTCTGTCGGATGTACGTGCCGGCAACTGGAGAGCCTCCGGATTTAGCTACCTCCGTTGTGAAGATATCAATAGGAGGAACTCTTCCCTGTAACCTAGGTGTCAACCAGCTAGTAATACCTGCACTCAATCTAACTCCTAGATAATCGCCGTAAGCTGCTGTCTGTTCAAATAAGGAAACACCTTTGTAGGAGCAGTACACTGGTTTACCGATGTCCGCAACTGTGTATTCAATAGCACCTTCGTACGGATTAATACAACGCACGGAGAAGTCATCGATACTAGATCCAGTCAAGCTGTTGATAGAATCTTTACAAGCTATGCCCAGAGTAGATCCATTCATACGAATCAATCCAGTCACAGCATCACCAAGATCCCATGAGCTAGCTCCTGCTGCTCCATCGAAGTTCTCAGGTTCTCCAATCACAGACAGTGTAAGGTTGCCTGCTCGATACCCAAGACCTAGATGGTGCTGGAAGAAGATGACGTGGCGTGGTTTATCAATCTCTTCAGATAGTCCAGTAAATAACCTACGGAAATAATAGCCATCGTAACTAAAGCCGCGGCCTGCACCACTAACTCCATATATAGCTTCCCAATCCTCGTTGCCGTAGAAGTTCGCTACGATCATCTGATAACGACTATCATTCTGCTCTAGTAATTTAAGACCCGGCAATGTAGCGTACTTAGCATTGCTTTCTACTGTGGCGATTACTACTCCAGCGCCCCCCGGAAGAGTACGGATTTCATCTCCAGCGGTAATGTAGGTACGCGTACCAGCTCCTACTTTGCTCATGCTAGCTACCTGCATAAAACCGTGAGCATTGTTAAGTGTCCAATCGCCTTCGTCTACAAAGTAGTTTGTAATCTCAGCACGTACATCATCAGTACCATTCCAGAAGTAGTAGTTCTCAATAGTCCTAGTGTACGTAACTGCCATCTCAGCGTAGTCATAAACCCAAGTAGCTGGATTCGCAGCACTCTGATATGCATTGATAGTAAAGCCGAAATCGGGTAGAGACAGAGCAGCTCTTATGTCAGCTACGTCCCATGTATCTCCCTCTCCTCCTAGTACATAATCTTCTAGTGTATTGGAGAAGCTTATTGACTTGGCAGTTCCTAGGAAAGCAGCAGGACTCCATAGCTGTACATCGAATCTCTTAGTAGCACTTGTGCCTGTAGCAGCTCCTCTTATGGTAATTTTGATACCTTGTATAGTAGCATCAGCAGGAACATTAATAGCTGAATCGAAATTGTAGGTACTCACGTATCCCTGTGTTCCGGGATTTATAGAACTGGAGGTACGTGTTAGATATACCAAGTCATCCTTGTTAGCTAAAGCCTGTACAGGAGTTCCTCCTACAGCACTCCATGTAGCTCCTAGTGATACATTAGTAGCCACTGAAGCTTTGGTCTGAGTCTCAGGTCCTGAGCCAACCAAGGATCCTCTGAAGTAAGTCATAGGAGGACCGTTAGATGTACCATTCCTGAAAGAGAACTCGTATCCCATATCTACGGGAGTCCATGTAGGATTAGTAGTATCTCCAGATACCCATATACCAGCCTGCGTTACATCCTGAATTAAATCAGCGGCGCTAGGTTGGATACCCTTTATAGTAAGGACATTTGAGATGCTAGTAGTGGCGTTGTCTAGTGTATAGGATAATTGACCATCCGGAGCATACGTTAAGATATACCCTTCAGCATCTCCTGTTTCCCAATCTCCTGCTGTTACTGTGATATCTAGTACAGGAATCTCAATAGGCATTCCTAGTTCTATGTGCTTTAGGATTTGTCCGGGGAAAGGCTCGTTGTTGCCTTCCTGAAAGTATACACGATTTAGATTACGAATCGCATACAGACGATCTTTGTACAATCTCAAACCTATCACCGGAGATTGAAAATCTTCTGAATCAGGAGTGTCTACATAAGAAGATAGATTATTGAATTGAGTATTACGTAAGATAGTTGTAGCTCTAGCATCTGCTCCAGCATTAAGAAGATATCCAGTTACAATCCAAGATTGGCTTCCGATAGGACTTGTCATCTCTACAGATGTCTCTGAGGATAATCCCTGTAGGAAATACAGTAGAGCCTCAAACTTCTGGAAGTTAGATACTGCCACAACTGTCTGTGTAGCTCCTGCCTGTACCACAGTACCGAAAGTATTGATAGGATCAGTAGCTAGAAATACTGGAGACCGTACAGGGTAAGGTGTAATAGAATAAACTACAGGATCGTGGATCAGAGTAATAGAATTAGTGTATGCTAAACTAGGAGCAAAGCTTCCGTCAAAGCGCTCGTATCCCATGATACGAGCGTAGCCTAGACGGTCAGTTACTTCAAAGTTATAGCAATCGGATAGTGATCCTGGAGTAGCAGCTAGTTTAGGAGTCGTGAAATCTAGACCCCCTTCCAGCCCCACGATTTGCGGAGTGTACTGGTTAGTAGTTGCCACTCATGAATCTCCTAGTAGTAGTCGTTTACAATAAACCGAGCTGGTCGAAATGTAAACTTAGGCCGCTTTTGTTTCTCAAATCTATACAAGATATCTGTGAAGTTCTTCTTTGCCCTTAGTAGAACTGACGGCTGTTCATCGTACTCTGCGTAGAACATCAAGGCTCGCCACATGATTAGATCTTCATACTCACTAGGTAAGTGCTGAGGAACATCGTCGAAGTTAGCTAGTACTTGAGGAGTACGAGTGTAATCAAATGTGATCGTCACCGCCTCTTTAGGATGAGGCCATAAGGCCCAGCGTCCCTGTGAATCTTCTGAAATAAACCTAGGCTCAGATGTCATATTCTGGCTAGTAGATACCTGCTCTAGGAATCCCTGCCAAGGAATACACAGAAGAGGAATGCTGTTGCCGGTTTCTGGACTAGATTTGCTGATGATCTTGTAGGTAGCTTGATTGACTTCCTTAACATGATCTGTGAAATCATCAGGTCCTAATTCCTCATTCCAATCATAACTGCGCCAACTATGCACGTATGCTTTGGAATCGATAAGATCTATAGATAGTGGATCTCCAGCGGCTAATGTAGTGAACAGAATAGGATTATCGAGGTCTGCACCATTTATATATTCGTATGGAGTGTAGCTATCTAAGGGGTACTGAAATAGCGCAATTTCATAATCAATCGACCTATTGATTGCATCTTGTATTAGTCTGTTGAGTTCTTTATTATTAGAGGTGAAAGCGAACCCATCAGTACCTCGGGTATAATCTTGAGTAAACGGTTCCATGTCAGTGATAGTAGCTGCATTATTGAATGCTCTTGGATTCAACATGGTAACTGCATTACGGAATACTACTGATACAATTGAGCCGGGAGTAGTACCTCTATCGTAAAATAGATTGGTGTTCATTCCCGCTGTGTACTGTATCAATCGTCCATTCAAATAGAAGTAGTCATTGCCCGGCTTAAGTGTAAAATTCACAGGCTGAGATGCTTCCGCGATCTTTACGTATCCGTAGTTTTTAGATGGATCTTCTGAGCTGTAGCCGCCAGTAAGATCTGTCATATTACGAATGGATAATGCATTAACCTTGATGACATCATCGGCATCGTAGATATCTACCGTAGGAGGTACAGTTCCCGGAATAACACCTTCTGTGTAGAACATAATACCGGGGCCGGTGTTTACCACGCCACGGCTTGTTAGAAAATGCCAGTCATCAGCTTCCTGCTGGATAGTCTTCCACGCCCTTGCTGTCCATCCTTTAAACTTCACCATCAGGGAAGTAGTGTTAGTTACGAAATCAGTACCATCATTTGAATAAAGGGCCAAGTCGGCCCCTGATTCTAGAATGGCATCATTTACAAGTTGTACGTACGTCTTCTTTGCCATTCTTAATTGCCTTTATTAATTACGCTTCTCATTAGACTTATTTAATTTCCAAGCTCGTAGAGCTTCTTTGCTTGGCCAGTATTCATTCTCTTTCCGGAACTCCTCGTATTCAGCTAGCGCGCGGTCGCGGCTTTTCTCCCAAGGAGTAGGACGAGGATCTGGACCGGGTACAATTCCAATTACAGAATAAGGATAGCTATCGCGACGCGTGCCTTGAATATCATTATTAGATTCTAGGTTATCAGTACGCTTGCTCTTATCCTGCGAGAAAGTATCTTCCTGTGCAGCTTTGATTGCTTCATACAACTTAATAGGTACATCTACTTCTTTATTCATAGGAACGAAGAAGTTCTGTCCGTTAACATTCCAAAGTACATCCGCATCACTGCGGCCTTCAGTCTGATGCAGACGAACCCGAGCATAGCCCGGCTGTAGAGCACCATTGGACAAACGTACAGTGTCAGTACGTGTAGCATGAGCACAGATCATATCGATGATCTCTAGCTTAGTATGCTGGGGTAATGCTTTAATTCCGTGGACGGTGCTTGCTTGCTTGCGAACTTCGCCCATAGTCATGTTTTCTAGATCTTCTCGTAGCTTTGTTGTATCGACCATTATGTTCTCTTTAGATACCAAGGGCTACCTCCCCAGGTGGGGAGGAGCCTTCTCTCGTTGTGACGAACCTCAGGTACTGAGGGTATAGCTATTACGCAAACGGATAAGCCTGACCGTTGTAATTGAAAGTACTAGCCGGAGATACAATCTTGGAACCGGCAAACGGATAAGTCTGATCAGTAACACCAGTGACGATAGTTTCAGGTAGCTGATAGCCGTACTTGATACGCATAGTCAGTGAACGTACAGTGTTAGTTACTGGACCTGTTAGGGTGCCTAGGAAACTAACTGTAATATCACGAACGGCATTACTCGGAGCAATGTAACCATCAGCAAAGCCGGACGTTGTAGGCAAGCCTCCGATGACAGTTACAATACCACCTGCCGCATTACCGATGGTTGCGCCATCAATAAAGCAGTCAGCAACTAGATCCGTACCTACATCAAGTGTGAGACCTGACGTAGCAAGAGAACCGTTAACATCTAGTTCAACGGCTAGGACTGTGACGCCCTCACCAATACGAATCATCTTAACAATATCACCGCCGCTATACGCGGCAGTCCCGTTAGGGAAGTACAACGTAAAGTCTGCCTCATTCGGCTGAGTCTGATCAGCCGGACGAAGTACAGTACCCTTACGATAAGAGGGAGCAAGAATAGTAGCCATTTATATTTCCTTTAAATTAGAGAGCTGTGACACCGTGAACAAGGCGGACCATCCAAAGCTCATTTAGACGCAGTGCTTGGAACCAGTACTTAGCTGCTACGAAGCCGCGCTGACCGAGCGGATCGCCATTCTGCATACGAGGCTGTTCAACGTGCATCTCAACAGCTTTCATGCCCTTGAGAGCTACAGTACCGTAGGCATCCTTAGCAACGATTACAGTATAGTAAACGTCAACATTAGTACCACCCTCAGAGCGCATGCCAGTGCCAGCAACAGTAGCGCCAGCGCCGACATCACCAGTAAGCTGCGGGCTAATGAGAATACGTACTTCGTTAACCTTGCCAATCTCATGCTCATCAATAGGCTTGAAGCTACCATAGGCTTCAATAGGGACAAAGCCGTCGATGTTACGGTAATCATTCTCAGCATCAACGTGTCCGTAAGCTACATAGCTGCCATTAACCGGACTGGTATTGAAGCCCGGACCCGCCGCGAGGCGATCGGTGATCTTCTTACCATAGTTACGCTTAAGTAGATTGACACCAGCAGCTACGAGATTAGCAGTGATCGGAGTATTGATACCACCTACTGTAGTGCCGTTCGCGTAGAATACCTGCGTACCGCCGCGCAACTGACCCCAGATAATAGCTTCCTTGGTGGAGGCAATGTTATCACCAATAGCAGTCATCGCATCGTTGAACACACGATCTTCGTGTAGATCTGCGATCTTATCAGTGAACTGTACCCACACGCCGAATTCCTGAATAACAGTAGTAACACTGTCATATCCGAACTGGCTCGGTGCCGGAGTAACGCCCTCAGTAAGAACGCCCGTGCTAACAGCCATCGGACGAATACGACGCCACTTAATAACCTCACCACGATTCTTCGGGAGCGGTGTAAATGAGCTGTACTTATCTGTGATAGTGATCGGTTCGATACGGGCAAGTAGTTCGGCAATCTTTACGATGCCGATCTGGGGGGCAATACCCGGATCATTATAAGTCATATAGGCATTAGAAGCCATGATTCATTTCCTTAGTAGTTATGTGCGGCGACTTGCCGCGTTGTAAGCCTTTTCAAAGATTTCCTTTTCTTCAGCTTCTGTCATAGGTGCATTAGGATCCCGTGTTGGTACCTTAACTGCGGCCCTTGTAGTAGGAGCTGAAGAGGAAACTCTAGCTGCCCGCTGAGCGGCAATAGCATCTGCCTGCGGGTTGGGTGACTCTGCCGGAGTGCTCTGTTGGGGCGGTACATAGCCATTAATACGTAGGTCATAATCATACAGCTTCATAATCTGAATTGCGTCTTGGTGATTGACGGAAGTAGAATACTTGTTCTGAACATCAGCGGATTGATGGGAGATCCAGTCAATAAACTGAGGGTGATTTACGACTTCTTCATAGTTGGGTACTACCTGCTTAAGCAGATTAACCTCGCGTTCGATATACTGATCATACTGACTCGTCACTAGAGGAGCAGTAATATGTGTCAGCTTTTGTTCTACCTCTAGTTTTACCTGTTCGACTGCTCGTTGGATGCGTTCCTCTACACTAAGTGCAAGTTCCGAATCCGTCTCAGTCAATGCCTTCCACTTCTCCAACGGTTTCTCCGCGACCGGAGTAACTGGAGGAGCAGTTTTAACTTGCCCCCTTACACGCTCAAGCTCTTGACGAGCTTCCATTAGATGCCGCTGTAATCCGGCCTGCCTCTGGCGATTGGCGTTAAAGTCTGTTAGTTCCTTGACGTAGCGTTGACGGACCTCTTCAGGTGCATCCTTAAGCCATGCGTCTACAGGATCTGGGGTTTGGGGCTGCTCTTCAATAGGAGCAGGCGGCTCCTCTTGTTTCGGCTCAACCTCTGGTTCAGGAGTAGGTTCTACTACTGCTGGTGGTACTACAACTTCTTCTGATGGTGCTTTACCAGAAACGCTGTTATATGCATCGTTAAACAATTTCTCTGCGTCTTGTTCGGAGAGAGTATCAGTTGTCAAGTTATGTAATCCTGTTAGTTCTTGCGACAGTCTCATGTGACTGCGGAAGATTTAGTAGTGTCTTGTACGCCTGCACTTGTCCTTGCAAACGCATAATCTCTTTGTACGATGTATCAGTTTGCGTCATCTTAGTAAGGGAATTATCAAGCTGCTGCTTGAGATATACCTCTAGATAAGACCAAGTATCATCTTTGAATACGCTCATTAGATTCCGGGTTTACCCGTTTCTCTCTTAAATGCGAGTTCCTGTGCATCCATATCTTGCTGACGTACTTTCAATCCTACATTAGTACCAGCTAGGAACTTAGCAGTCTGTGCTCTCATCTCCTCTGCATTAATACTGCTTAGAATCTTAGCTCTATCTGCCTCGCTACGAGAAGCTAGCTGGGCCATAGAAGATTCAAAATCGTACTGAGCCTTCTGGATAGATGCCATAGCTTCGATTTCACGCACACGATTGGTTTCCATCTGAACAGCTAACTGCATCTTTAACTCTTCATTCTTCTGATGCATTTCCATCTGAAGCTTCTGAGCATCTAGATCTAATCGCTTGTTCTGCACTTCAATCTGTGCCATCTTAGCCTGTGCTTCAATCATAGCAGGATCGGGAGGTGGCTCTGGTGCATTAGCCCTCTCTTCTGCTACTTCTTCAGGAGTCTTTACAATTCCTGCTGCGGGTAACCTCATGAGTCTAATGCGAGCATTAGCTAGGCCATCAAGCTTGATCCATTCACCTAGAGGAGATCCTTGTGAGATCTCCATAGACAAACGTTCTAGCTTCTGCTGTTCTTGAGTACCTCGTAGTAACTGCGTAGGAGTACGTACATCTACTGAGAAACTTCCCTTAATCTCATCCTTGGGATTGTACTGCATATTCCAGTCATACACACTCTCAAGCAATGGCTTGGTGATGTTGTCATCCCATTCTTCTGCTTTAAAGAATAACGGACTGGTTGCATTCTGATTCATGATAGCCATAGACGTAGCATTATCTGCTGCACCTGTGGGTAGATCCAGACCGGGAGCCATTAGAGAAATACTAGACTCTTCATCTGCGATCTGCTTAGTCATCATGAATAGAGCAGACAAACCTTCAAATGCATTCGGGGGCATGTAGAAAGACATAGCTTTGCTAACATCTGCACCGAACTCATTTACATACCACACCTTCCAAGGAGTACATTCTAGACCACCTTCGGCAGGCTTGATGAGAGTAGTATCCACAATAACCTGAGGACCAGCACTGATACCAGCGTTGTCCAAGATCATGCGATGAGTTTCATTGATGATACGCTGCTGATCTCGAATCAACATCGGTACACCAAATCCGAAGATAGAACCCGGATCCTTCTCCCATACACTTACGAAGTAGGGAATACGATGACAACCTTCTAGGTTAGACATCTCTACTCTGATTACACGTCCATTTACTACCCACACTTCTGCGTAGTAGTAATCATCTGGACTATCATAAGTAGGAGGCTTGCCCATCAATTCTAGATCTGCTCGGCAGATAGGACCGTGGAACTCAAGTACTAGATACTTATCCTTGAATAGATCCCCGTTACCAGAAGTAACAGATCCCTGATCTACAAATGGAGCAGTAGTATAGCTTCGTGGGTCTTCTTTACAAGCCTTCTCGATTTCCTCTGCGATAAAGCCCTTGTGCTGCATCAATGCTTTGAGCTGTGTCTTGGATTTAGGGTGAACTTCGATTGAGTCTTCACAATCCTCTACACAGTTAACCGTATCATCTGGATACCATAGCAATGGATTGACTGAATAAATGTGAGGGAGATATTCCGTTTCAAATGTCGGAACACGAATTACTTTACCTTCAGATGTAACTTCTTTTCGGTAAATCTTACGTAAACGTCCTACATTCATAGGTCCCTTGAGTACTGCTGTACCCATAACGACCTCATTATCCATACCCTTACGGCATTCTCGTGCGTAGTCGGTGAGAACTAGCTGATGTTCCATCTCCCTTTCCATCAAACCCATCTTAACATCTACAACTTGTTCAGGACTTAGCTGAACTCCTTCGATGTTAGAGATAGTTTGGATATCTTCTTGATCTACATCCATGACCTGAGGAGGAGCTAGCTGCCAATTCTTATCACCAGCAGCGAACTGGAAACTAGACATCTGACTTATAGCGATTTCACACTTAGATCGGGTGATGTTGACTTGGGCTGGGCGGTTTACTCGCTCTCTCTGGAAAGGATCATTGATATTGGTCCAGTCATTAGCAGATAAAGATCCTAGTACGAGCCTTAGACTCTCTAGCATCTGAACCTGCTTGACTCCCCTGCGACCGATACGAGTTTGTAACTTAGATTCTACGGTACGAGCTAGCTTATCGTATAGATTTTCACGATCTGCTCGCAGTTGCTCTTCTGCTTGTACCTGAATCTCAATAACCTGACGAAGAAGATCACTGTCTTCTCCATCAGTTAGGATAGTAAGATCTTGTTCAATAGTCATATCTACGCTTTACCTGAATTAGAGGGCCGTTAATGCCCGGTATAGACTGCCCTTGCCTAGGTTTAAGCGAAGCATACCTATGTTCAACAATTCCATAACGAAGTGCGTCCATCAGATGGTCATTTTCCTTGACTACATTACCCTTTTCTCGTCTGTACAAAATGTATTCATTCAAGAAATTGTAGCAGTTAGCAAAGATCTTTAGTTTGCCTGCTGCTAACAGGGACCAAACAGTTTGAATACCAGACTCAACCGCATTATTGGCTTCTCGTAATCTAAGTCCCAGCTTACGATAGGATACCAATAACTGCTGACCGTCGCTTTGTGAACGATTCTTAGACGCAGGATCAATAGCTCCCGACATCCAATCACCTGCTACGGCTTTGATACGAGCTGCATGGACTTCTGGAGGCTGGTTACCTTGGTAATGTTCATCGTACATGTACCATACGCCAGTCTCAGGATTCTGCGCCAAGAAAGCTACGGCAGTTCTATTCCAGCCTACATCCATTCCGTAGATGAATCTCCAATGTTTGGGGATATCAAACGTATCCTTCATAGGAATTGTAATCTCTTCTACAGGAATTGGATAAATAGCACCATCGCCAATAGCGAAGGTACCATTCTCAACAGTCTCTCGTAGATGAGGAGGAGTGGATTCACGTACTTGCTGCTTAGCTTCCTCGGTCAACCAAGGAGCATCCGCCCAGCTAATGGAGATAGCAGCTCTACTGTATTTAGCAGCGTTGCCTACTACTTCTTCGACCTTATCACTCACTGTCTTGCCTCTTAGCTTCTGCTTCTATGTCCATCAAAGCCTTAGCCTGTTCGAGACCTTTAATCTTCTTGGTGCCTGCTAGTAGATGACAGTCACTTAAGAAGTTGGCTAGCATTCTAGTCAAACCTTTCTTGGGAGTAATGGTATGAATTACACGACCGTTGGTAGTCATGGTACGGACTAGGATCTCGTTGTACACATCTTCATCGGTAGGTTCATCTACATGCATGATATGTCCCTTTAGACCAAAGAAAGCGTGAGCCTTCTGGTCTGCGGACATGAACGTAATTGTAGAGATACCTCCTGAAGGAACATGACGTACATGTACTTCACGGATTGCTCCGGGTACTCCTGACTTATGGACAGTCTTCTCAATGAGATGCTTAGGAATTAATCCTGTACCCCATTGACCAGACGGACCCATCAGACATTCCTGTAGAGTTTGAAGTACGGTCTGTGCTGACTTACCTACTGAATAGTTATTCACAGGTCCAGGATATACAACACCGTCCCACCAATCAGGATATAATCCTGTCGCGGTTACTGTGCTGAGGTAACATCCTGTCGTGGTCTTGGAAGTACGGTTTCCTCCTAGGATCAAAACTTCTCTATAGTCTTTTGTAGAATCGAAGATTGCTTTATGTTTAGGAAGTTTGTCGATGCCGAATGGAGTGCCGGGTACATACCACTTATCAACTCCTGAGATCTCGGTACGCCTTTCCATCTCTTTAAGGAGGGATTGTAGTTCGAGTACATCGTGAGGGCTGATGTGTTTATTCTGTGCACGGACTTTAATCTTAGCTGCGCGATTAAGTAATTCCTCATCGATAGGAATATCTAAATCTACAGAGGGAACTAAATCCCAATCGTCATCATCAGTGTGCAAGATCGCTAAACTCCGGGGCTTCTTTTAATCTCTTTCGCAGTTCTGTAACTCGTTCCACTAATTCTAAGGGAGATAATGTTTCAGCAGGTTTGCCGTCAGACGTACTCTCTGCACCCCATCCGAAATCATTCTTCATGATGGATTGCCAGAAGTTAAACGACTGAGACTTAGCTCCTTCTGTAATAGCTTTACGACCCATCCTCATGTACCAAGCTTTGCGAGCTACGTGTCCGTACTCAACAAGCTTACCGAACATGGGATCATCTTTAGAACGACGAAGGAATTCCTTCCTACTGATCTGGATCTCTCTACAGATCTCATCGTCAGAACATCCTTCTTCGTACATCCTCTTAACGCGTTCAGCCCAGTGCTCAGCCTTCGGCTGTTCCTTTGGCTTTCTTCCTAGGGGCTTTCCGTACTTTGATAATTTCGGTCCCGGCGTCTCCGTGATCGAAGATGGTGCCTCCAAGTCCTGCTGACTCTGCGAACTGTTCAACGATTGCTTCTGCATTATTATCAGTCTCCGTCATAGAGACGGGATCTCCGTTTCGTTTGTAGTAATTACCACCACCATCAGGCATCCAGTACTTGAAAGATTCCTCTTCGGAACGTACCAGAATAGCCAAGGGATAAATATTGTTAGCTTCAAACTTACCGTCAGGGCTAGGTTCAATACCTACTAGCATAGGAACAATAGAACCAGTATCCGGATCCATACCGTCCATATACCCTAACTTACCAGCCTTCACTGCATTATATAAACTGAACATCAGATTAGCTTTAGCAGGATTGCGGTCATTAGTCAGGATCACAATCGGGATATCTTTTGGTTTAGTACGCTTAGCCACGAGGTAAATATTCTCCAATATAATTTTCAAATGTCATATTCTTTGCTGCTTCTAGTTTGTATCCTAGACGCCATCTATCTGATTCAATGGGATTGAATGGCTCACCTTTACGGTAATCACTCATACCTTTTAGGTATTGCTTATCGTCTGATCCAAAAGCTTTATACTTAAGATCATACCTACAGATAGCTATGTCTTTAGCGGGATGCATATTCACCGTACTTTAGTCTATAGGCTGCTCGCTTAGCTCTGCTAGGAGTCTGTCTAGCGAACAGGGAATTCATAAGTCTAGTTGCTGCTGTATCCCAATCTTGCTCATCTATGGCCCTGAGAGTGCCGTGAAAGCCCGACAAGCCCTTACGCCCTAGTTGGTATGCTAGATTTAACATGATGCCCTTACGCGGGCCATCAAGCTGATCGAAGCTAGGACATACGTACCGAGCATCATCCCAAGCCTTCTCCATACGCTCGATTAACAAAGACTCAGCATCCTCTTCATTTATGGGAGCTGTGTTGGCCGTAACACCATCATGGTGTCCATGTCCGATAGTCCAGTAACCGAGTGTATCTTTGTAGGGCTTAGATCTAAATCCCTCGTCGTCTTTAAGTTCTTCTACTTCTCTAGAAAACCATTCGTTCATTTATGCGCCCGTATCTGCGAATACACCAACTCGCTGATCAGTAAGAGGCTTATCTACAGAATAAGTACCAGCTTCTGTGATGTAGATGACAGGCTCGTTAGCCGTTAATACTACTACATTCATACGCTTATCTGGGTACCTGTAAGGAATAGTTCCCTCGGGATTCTCTACCAGAACCCTAGCTCCTACCCTTTCTCTAATCGGCATATTAGCACTTACAAACAAACCTATCTGAATGCGAGCAATACCGTCGCATGTAACTGTAGTCGATGTCTCTCTATCGTTGGTAGGTGCCAACAGTACTTCGTTTGCCATTATCTTTGCCTTAAGTCACTTAAATCTCTGGATGGTACATCTGCATCTTCTTTGTACGAAGACTTGTGAGTACGCCTGAATACATAATCTTGAGATACATTAGCTCCGAAGTACACTGCCAGTACTGCCGGAACTATGATCTCCAAAGCCCTGACATCTTTGTCATAGGCTACCAATAGGAAGCTAAAGAGTAAAACGAAGAAGCACAGTAGGAACTTCCTAGAGGTTAGCATCTTCCCCTCCGTACCTTTCGGGGGAGGGGTGTGGGTAGTATCGACTACCGTCCGTGTCCCTTCTGCGGGACTAATCTTCTGAGCCGATTGAACTTGTCCATTGTTTGAACTGTTCCCAGCGGGTTTTGAACGAGACATAAAAACCCCATAGGTAGTTCTTCATTAAGACATTAGACCGGCATTCTTCAGAGCTGTTAGGATCTGATTAACCTTTACAACCAGATCTGCAAAGTTGTTGTTGATGATAGTAAGAGATGCGTTAGTAGCTACTAGCTGTGCTGCTGAAGTATCCGTACCTGCTGCTACCGTCTGAGGAGTAGCTTGTACAGTATCATTAGCAGTACCTGCTGTGCTGTTGGTTAGTGAGGTAGGTGTAACCTGAGGAGTACCAGAAGCTCCAGGCATTGACTTTAGAACTTTGTACAGAGCAGCCTTCATCTGAACAGACCACTCGTTACGCTTTTGAATTGGATTGAAATTAAATGCCATCTTATCAGCCCTCCGGGCTTGCATGTGTTTGACTCATGGAACTGTGTAACTTCAGATAAAACAAGATCATAGACCTTAGGGACATCCTGTTCGTTTAGCTGTAAACAGAGCTGTCGAGATTAGACAGCAGCTTACACCTACACTAAACAGCAATACACCTAAATCTAATCAGTACAACAGCTATGCTTTGATAATGAGATACACTATCCAAGTTAAGTACCACTAACCCAATTATCCAGAACTCTTATCACTTCACTTCGTTCCATTGCATCAGATATCGTTTCGATATGAACAATTCCAAATACACCAGATCTAAGCTACTCCTTGATACCGAGTCAGGTCTCCTTATCGTCTTATCGGAACTGCGTTCCTGCATGGTTAGATGCAAGAGCAATGCTCTGATAAGATGTCCGCTTAATTGGTTTATCGTCTCCGCCCCCGGTCTTAAGGGGTGGTTAGTGGGTTATACGTCCAGGCCCTAGCCCCTCTGGCCGGAGAGGACTAGGACCGATTGTATATTGCTAGTGTCTCTGCACTAGCTCCTTTATGTCTATCCTTAGACTAAGGTTGATCTGCTTTTCTTCCGAGCAACGACAGATCAGCGTTCCTATTAACGTACGGAGTACGTATCGTCACTTACCGTGACTGCATGGTTAGATGCAAAGACTGTTAAGTCTTGATAACACTTAGACAACATTAGATAGCCAAATAGTCGTAAAAGTTCCCCAACTATTTTCAATTATTTTTATCTCGGTATTCCTTAAGCCCCCAGACTCTCCACTGCTTAAGCCTACGCTCAAGGGCAATCTCCTTAATCTTATCGGTCTTGTCGCCCTGCTCCAAGCCCTGCATCTTTTTCTTAAGGTAGTACACCTGATCTTTATTCAATATCGTCGCTACGCTCCTGCACTGCGGTAACTCTTCTTCCATCTGCTATAGTACCCTTGTTGTAGATGATCTTCAGGTTACTAAGCTCCCAAGGACCGTTATCGTCTATTCGTATTAACTGTACATCCCTATCTTTCCTAGGTCCTCTAGCCTCATGGGCCTGTACCCACTTTCCGTGGAACCACACCTGCCCCGCTGATTCCCACAACTTAGTCCACTCCTCCAGAGTTATGACTAACTCACATCCCTTAGCCTTTAGCTCATTACCCTTAGCCCTGTATCTAGCTGCTCTTTGCTTCAGCCACTTCTTCTGCTGTCTCCACAGCCCCTTTACTGTACTGTATCTACGTACGTCATATGCCCTCGTCTTAGCGATTCTAAGCGCATCCGTATCCCTACGAGTACTTCTCCTACGCTTTACTGTAGCTGGCGCTCTTAGAGGCTCTGGCTCAGTTATAGTAGGGGTACTTATCTTCAAACTTTTAATTACTTCTTCTAGATTCATACTTATTAGATCTATTTCCTGGGCATTAGTTCCCTTATCGCCGCTACGCGGCTGCATATTTCCTGCACTTCTTATTAATTAATTCCCTATTGTTTTGTATTTATTTATGCTCCCTGGAGGATAGGGGCCACCGACCCCACGCAGTGGGTCCCCTTTTTCCAAGCTGCTACTCCGGGGGTCTGCGCTCAGGGGAATTGCGAATGAGTCCTATCTACATCATCGACAGTCCAATTGCAACTGCTTCTCATTCTCGATGACAGCCTGTGTCAAGTTTCCTTTACATCGGCAGGGGGTCGGAGAGGGTGTTCCAGGGGCGCTAACCGGGGTAGCACGTTCAGCTTACGTTCAGTTAGGGGTAGGTATAGTGGCTCATGCTTAGGCGAGACGCCTTTGCACTGTCCCTTGCCCAACCGTGGGCGGACTATCTCGCGAGCCACAAGGCGCTTGCGGTCACTGGTCCTATCGGGTGCTCCTTGTCAATCTAGTGGTGAGTAGAGACGCTTTCGCTAGCGCATGCCGGCTATTGGGTGCGCTATCTAGATGCGTTTATCGGCCTACGGCCTGCAACGCTTTACTGTGCAGCCGCGTAGCGGTGATATGCGAATGAGAATCGTTCTCATCCCCGATATACGGGGATATAGAACCCGACCAAACTTTGCAGACGCGTAGCGGCGATAAGGGAAATTGATATGATGACACGTAGACAAGCGATCAAACAAGTCCGGCGACTCGCGGACGCGGTAATCAAGATGCGGACACGCGAAGCGATAGAAGGGAAAATCGCAGCGTCAAGGTGCATCATTGCCGTGGAATGGGCATTCTACCTTGCGAGGAAATTTCGGTGAAAGCTACTATCTTCCAGCTAGAAACTGGACACAGATTCGCGATAGTAACGCGCGACGTCGAAGAAACGTCCCGAATCGTCAGCAAGGCGCAGCGAGAAGCTATACACATGTACAGGCAGATGCGCTTGCCAGAGGACGGGGGATGGTATGGACCCTTGGAAGTATTACCTGTAACTCCGCTCTAGACATTAGCGTTATGCTTCGTATCGGCCTACGGCCTGCAATGATGCAGGATCGGAGATCCGATAAGGAGTATAGCGGTAGAGTCTGAACGTCAGATTGATCTACCATCTAGATTATTGTGAGGGGTATACAATGAGCAACGTGAAATTGGTTAGTTTTGTCCCGAAGGGGATCGAAGGTGTCAACCGCGTGGCCTACGGCCTATTGAGCAATGCCCTGTTGACCGCAACGGCGGTGCACGGACGCTCGAATACATGGAAGGAAACAATCGGCCTTGTGTGCGATGCAGTTGGCGAGCATGAAGGTGACGATGCTGTAGCAGCGGCTAATGAAGTCTTTGCGGGCATCAAGGCTGCTATCGGCTCGGCAGTAATCGCAAGGGCACTCTCCGAGGCGGGTTATGGTGCTTTCGATCAGATCACGACCGACGAAGCTGGACGGGAATTGATCCCGACTAAGGCGGCAACGGTCATCAAAACGCGTTACGGCGACAAGTTCAAACTCGACCGCGTGGTGAAAAAGGCCCAAACAACTATCGATCAGTATCGGGCTAATGTCATTTCAGCGTACGAGGCGGGCGCTGTTCTCGCACCGAACATGACCGTCCGGAATGTCGTGGAAGCTACTGCATCGGCGAAGATTCAGGCCATGTCACCGGACGAACTCAAGAGCCACAACGACGCTAAGGAACGCAATGACACCGCACGCGAAGTCAGTACACAGTTCGCAGCGGCTTATAAGGCCGGTACCCACGAACAGCAATCCGCTCTGGGTATGGTGAGCGCTATCATGGATTCGTGGAAACATGCGGACCCTGTTCTGACCAATGCGTTTCTTGAGGCTCTGGATCCGTGGTGCGAGAAGTTCCGCGAAGCGGCTCTGGCTGCTAATCCGACTGAGATTGCGGACGAACCCGATGCAACCGACAAGGCCATCAAGGCTCTGGAAGAATCCCTTGCGGATGATGGAGTGGTCGAGCGTGTTGCTGCTAACGGCTAATAGTTGCTAGCGTACTTTCCCCTCCCAGATATTACTCTGGGAGGGGGAACTGCGGTATCAATTGGGTACCATCCGATTAAATCGGGAGTTTATATGCATATCACGCTTGCTAATTTACACCTTGCGACACCACAGCAAGTTTTCGATCAAGTAGCCCGGCACCTTATGACTCAGAAGGCTAGGTCAACGGACTTTAATGGTCATTGTAAGTATCGCGGCCTGAATGGACTGAAATGCGCGGCTGGATGCGTTATATCAGATGACGAATACGATCCTTTTTTTGAGGGTAAAAGCTGGGATCATTTGATGTCCATTATCGCAACACGGTCAAGCAGCCGACCGCTCGTCCACATTGAATTAATTGGTCGCTTGCAGCTTGTGCATGACGGTTACGTAGTAAGTTACTGGAGGGAGATGTTGCAGGCCGTTGCCGTCTGTTTCAATCTCGACAGCGCGATATTAGATTCGTGAAAATCCCAGATCCCATTGCTATGCTGGAGCATAGTTTGAATGTAGCGCGCTGCAAGCATACTCGCGGGGATATCTCGCGAGCATCCGACATGTCAGCGCGAGCGCTGGAACTGGCACGGAATCAAGAGCGCCTGATAAAGCCGGGGGGTAGATCCCTCAGGGGAACAGTCAGCCCGAGTAATGCCGTGAAATCCCGGTCACCCTTTGAAGTAGCGACTTCTGGGCGCACTAAATTCTACCAATTCAACGGTAAAACAATCGGCGGACAGCACAAGGTGCGAGTCTGTAAGGTTTAAGGGATACTCATATGTCAACCAAAGTGTTCGTAATAAGCGGTATGGGACCTGATGATTTTATAGTCCGCGAGGGCTTTTTGGGTAAAATTGTTAAGTCGGACGTGTCTGGTTTTGATTACGTTTACGTGGACGGCATAGGGCCATACTCACGCGCGTACGTTTTCAACGACACGGCTCTTAATCGCGACTATTTCAGAAATTTTATACGCAGGAGCGTGGATCGACAAAAGGAACAAGGAACTGACCAGCGTAAAACCTTTAACCTAATGGAGCGTGTGTGATGCGAATCAATTACGTAAAGCCCGCTATGGTTGCCATCCTTCCCGGCCTGAAACTCCGTTGCTCCGGGTTTGAATGGATAGGCGACACTCAGGTCCACTACAAAGCGCGCCGTAGCATCAAGCGCTAATACAAGCCTAAGGCTAATATATCGCCTCCCCTTAACGGGGGAGGCTTTTTGCCGTCTTATCGGATCTCCGATCCTGCATCATTGCAGGCCGTAGGCCGATACTAATGAGAATCGTTCTCATCCCCGATATGGGATAATCCAATGAAATTCTACAAAGGTCAAAGGGTTAGGCTGGCGCGCGCTAGATACAAGTCTAACTTAAACGCGGAGGGATTCTTCGGAGGATATGGTAACTATCCGAAGGGCACTCCTTGCCTACCTATCCCCGGACATAAATCGATTTTGGGCGATGACAACGATTGTACTTTTATCTCAGATGCTTCATTACAGGGTGCAGAACTTTCTAAGGGGGAATATTTCTGTCGAGCGTCTGCTTTGGAGCCGATCGTACCTGAAGGTCATAAGGTAGTAGCGTGGGAAGATTGCCTGTGGAATCCTAAGGAGTATGCCTGATGAACTTAGATGATGCATTCGAGCGGTACATGGACGAGCTGGACGCTGAGCCGGATCTTATCCCTGTTCCTACTAAGATTAGGGCTATTCGACGTCATCATACTGATAGGGTTTTCATCAAGACGCTGAAACACCGGCCTCAGGGCGGGGAATTCTATTGGTGGCGTCACAACGGCATTTTTGAACGGAGTGATTATAAAGCTACTAAAAAGAGGATGAACAACAGGGCAATGTGCAGTAGGCAATGCTGTTCCAAAACGCGACATGCTAAATGGCGCGGCGGCAATAGTGTTCTTGCTGTGACCCTTCAAGAAAGACGCGTCAGAATCACTTTGTTGGAAGAATTGAATTGTCCTAGTTGGACAGAAGAGGATGACGCTTATTCTGCTTATCTCCTAGATGATGATAGGTACTATGATGACTTCTACTATGACCAGATCGACTGCTCCGACGACGAGTATTTCGATCCATATATAGATTGGGACGACGTAGAAGGTACATTTCTACCGTGGGAGGATTACTAATGATGCTCACGTTGATTGCAGTAGCATGTTCTTTTGTAGTATCCTTCATATTGTTCTTCATGTGCGTAGGATATTATAAGTCCCACAAATCCATTTCGGTTATAGATCCTGTTTTGTTTGCAGCGTCTTGTGCTTATCTATTTTGGTTCCTTACATAAGGAGTTAAGTGATGATTACGATCGATAATCTGGAACAGATGTCTGAGTTTGAAGTGGTGTTTACGTCCGTCAAGCATGTACTTGCTAACGGGCGGCCATCTATCGATGAAGATACTGGCCTTTGTAAGTATTCAGGCATAGGATGTGGGGCCGCTCCATTTATCAAGATTGAGCATAGAGAAATGCCCTACGACGAAGTGGGAGAAGGAATTACGGTCAGCACCGCGTGGAGAGGTCTGGTGGTTGCCGGATTAGCTCCCGAAAAGCATTCTAGGTTAATCTGTATATTGCAAAATGCACACGACTCCAGTGCGCAGGCAGTCGCGCGACTTCTCATGGGCGTCGAAGGCTTCGTAGAGAGTTACAAATTTGAGATTAGTCGGCTGTTGCCTGAATTCGTAGAACAATTAAAAGCCGCTGGCATTGATCTAAGCTGATTGAGGTTGTTATGAAGATATATAAAGTACACTATCTTCCTAAAGGATCTACGGGAGATTTATTGCATGGATGGGGCAAATGGAGAGAAGCGCTGCTCTTACTTAGGGACGGCGAATCTCTAGATTCTATTAGAACAACATCTATGGTCTTGAAGTCGTTAATGCCGGGGACTGTCACTTCCAGTGCACATCATTCTAGGGTGGAAGAACGGATGGTAGATAAGGAGTCAGGCATAGATACAGGTGAGACACTAAATTATTGCTTGAATCCTAACTGTAGGTATGAAAACTGCGGCCCTGCTGAGTTACTTTTTGAATGTTGAAGTAATTAGCCCTATGCCCTCTCGAAAGAGAGGGTATCAAGTTAGTTACATACGCCCCTATAGCTCAATTGGATAGAGCTATTTAACATGACGTAAACGATGACAATTTGCACATAACAGAATACACTTTGCTAGTTCTTTTTGCATGCGTTCTTCTGAGAATAGACGGATTTTATCCCATGAAAAGTCTTTTGTTTCTGGATTTAAGTGATGAAATTCGTAGACGTTAGGATGGTGGGAAACAGAGCAATCTGCACATTTGTTCCCAAACTGCTTAATAACTTTAATTTTCCGTTGTTTCCATCGTTCTATGCAGTAGGCATTAAAACACGACTTGCACGAACTGTTTGTTCTATTTTCTTTGCCTTTGTTGTAAAATTCTGTATCTTGCTTTTCTATGCGACATGTTGAACATGTTTTCATAAATGCCCTCGTAGTTTAATTGGATAAAACGCTTGCCTTCTAAGCTTGAGACTCCGAGTTCGATTCTCGGCGGGGGTTCCATTTAGTTAGACCGTATATTGGATAGAAAAGTTCCCTCTACTCCATTGGTTGGCGGTTCGAGTCCGTCTAGGGGTGCCACTTGGTCGAAAGCTGAAGAGATGGGATATAAATTATGATATCTATGCAGAAGCTTCCTGAAGATTTGGGGGAGATTGTACTAAAGCCCTCAGAAGTCTTGTACTATCTATACCTACCAGTCAGTATGAAGGGAGATGATAACTGGGTTACAGATATGAGGCTTAGCTTTCTACACCCCCTGCTAGAGAAGGTTAGAGAGAATGACCCAGGCGCCTTTGTAGACAACTACGTGTATGTTACAGCCAAGCGCATGTTCGTGGGAGGGGGTGTAACTCCAAATCGCCCGGGATGGCACGCTGATGGATTCTTATCCTCAGATATCAACTATGTGTGGTACGATTGCATCCCTACCCTATTCAACAAAGGATTGTTCGTAGTAGAGGAGGATCATGTAAGTTCCCTCGTACAGTTTGAAGAACAGGCGGATCCTAGTAATATAGTGACCTTCCCCGATCGTCATCTACTGAAGCTTGATAGCTCTGTAGTTCATGCTGTAGGAGAAGCTACTGCGCAGGTGATGCGTACCTTCATAAAGATCAGTGTGTCTCCTAATAAGTACAATCTGGAGGGCAACTCGCATAATTACATCCTCGACTACAACTGGACTATGTTTGATAGAGCTACGCTACGTAACGATCCAGCTAGGGCGCAGCGTGATAGCGTAGATGACGATCATTTCGCGTGACGCCTACTAATTTCCAGACAGGAGAATATAATGTCACATGGCAATAGAGAATATTGGAAGAAAGCTCTAGATAATCTTTCCGTTATCAGAGCTTTTGTTGATGGTAAGGATATCGAAATGTTCGATCCTGTTAGCGGGACATGGTACGATCCAGGGCGTCGAACTCGCCACGATTTTGCAGAACCTACTACCAACTATCGCATCAAACCTGAACCACGGGAGGTCTGGGTAGTTACACATCAATATCGAATGCCGCCGCTTGCTTTTACGTCCAAGATCGAGGCCGATAAGTATAAAATTCTGGCGAATGTGCCAGGACGTTCTGTACGTTACGTAGCAGTGGATGATGTCTAACATTCGTCAGAATATCATAGCGGTAGCATTCGACAAGAGAGGTAGAATCTTAGCTACAGGCTATAATAGCTACAGCAAGACTCACCCTCTACAGAAGATGTATGCTGCTAGATCCTCCGATCCAAACCGTCCTTTTATCCATGCGGAACTATCCGCGTTGATTAAAGGCTCTAAGAGAGGTAAAGTACACAGCCTACATGTAATCAGAATCAGAGCTAATGGTAAACATGGACTAGCAAAACCTTGCGATATTTGTGAAAAAGTCATTAAAGCATACAACGTAAAGAAAGTAACATGGAGCAGAGATGTTAACTGAAGTCGAGAAAGAGAAAGCAGGTACAGTATTCCCTGTAGCTCGCAAATCCACGAATCATGGGTATGTAGTATTGTTCATTAGCCCTAACGCAGGAATAATCATAAAATCAGACAAGCTAGGCATGACTAAGTACGGCAGATACCATTCTAAGTTTTTCGATTGCGACGATAGATACTATTGGGATCCTGTAAATATCAAAATTGAGGGATAGACATGAGCACTAAAGACGAAGCCATAGCTGCTATTCTTACCAGAGGTATGGAAGTAGCTACTCAGACAGGGGTTTGGTTACAAGAACAGACCCCAGACGTTATTCAACAACTACTTTTGGTTAAGGGAATAGAGTCTTGTTTCTTAACTGTTGTTTATGCAATTGGTGCAGGCTATGGCATTTACAAAATCAAAAGTGAATGCTTCAGGGAACTTGACGTAGATCCTAAGGCGCTACTAGGAACTATTCTTGTATCCCTTATTGCAGTTATGTCAGTTCTCGCTACTTCTAAAGCGTCAGTTGCTTTAAAGATCTTCCTTGCTCCGAAGCTGTATCTCCTTGAATACGCAGCATCACTACTTAAAGGAAGTTAATCACATGTTACATTATATCCCTACTGTAAATAGCCGCGATACGTGGCTATGCAGTTGTTGTAAGTGCGTAGTAACTTTGTCACATACTAATTGCTCAAAATAAAAGGAGAACACTCATGACTCAAGCAATCCGCAAATCCACAACTACCCCGGAACTTTACTTCCAGATTCGCGAATCACACATCAGCAAGAAAGGTAAGGAATACACCAATGCTACGGTGTTTGCTCGTCGACATGCGGCGATTGCAGGTGATATGACATGGAAATTGTCAATCGTACGATGCTCTAAAGGAGATCAATTCAATCGTAAGTCAGGACGTACGTTAGCTAAACGCGCTATGTTTTCCGGTAAGTATCTATTGTGGGGACTTGAGGGAGGAGTGGATAACGTACCTACGTATGACGACGCTTTTGCCGTCTACAAGGATATCTAAATGAAAACTACAGCAGAAAAGATCGCAGTGATGCAGGCATTTGTGGACGGTAAGCAGATTGAATGGTGGGGCGGCTACGGCAATACTGACTACGCTCTCTGGAATCGGGACGCAGGTCCAGAACCTTCATGGGATTGGGCGCGTTTTGATTATCGAGTAAACCAGGGACCCTTGGTTAAATGGGCAGTAGTTACCGAAGGAGAACATGAAGACGTTGTTTTCTTCGATATGAAAGAAAGCGCGTTGAGTTACGCCCCCTCCGATGGGCGCGTCATTAAAATGGTAGAGGTACCTGAATGACCCTTCCATTAGCTGTATTCGTTCGATACGAACCTTTCTATACTATCAACCTCAGGAATCAATAATGAAACGTCAAGATGCTTTGGCATTACTGCCTATCATCCAAGCCTTTGGAGAAGGTGCTACAATTCAGATCCTGGCGGCAACTCCTCCTGGCGCTCTGTCCCGTTGGATAGATGTTGAGGACGACGGTACTGTAAGTTTTAACAGGCCTGCCTGGAATTATCGAATTAAGCCCGAACCTAGGGTAATTTATGTAAATGAATACGAAGCTGGCAGACTATCGGGGCAGAACCATAAGTCCGAAACCGAAGCGCAGGTTTTCTCGACAACGGGCGTCGTGATTACCCGTAAATTCGTCGAAGTTCTTTAAGGAGATTACAAATGTTTAATGACCTAAAGATTGGTAACATGTTCCGTGCTCTTCGTGACGATCGTCGTTCTGATGGTACTACGGTTAAGAACGATAAGATCTACGTCAAGGTAGGAGCCAGCACTGCCGTAGACGTTAACAACTTCAAGAATGAATGTGTGTTTGATGTAAAGATGCCGGTACGAATTATTCGAGAGAATCCAATTGGATTTAAACTCTCTGATATCCCTCTCTACAATTCACTGAATGGGGTGTGATTCCATGTTCTCTTATCAGAAACACTATATCAAACTTCGTGATTGGGATGCATACAATGCTATACCCGGTAAGGAGCTACTGAAAGGTTGCGCTCCTTGCTCTGAAGAAGCATTTCGACGCAAACTGAAAGGGGATGATTTCACTAAAGCAATAACAGATCCTCATCTATTAGTGGAAGTCTCGTTCTCACCTTATCCCGGATGTTGCGGATTAAGGATCATACATTCGTCTTACGGTGCGGGTTATGTAGTAGACAAGCCCAGACTTCCAGTGCCGCCTTACGCACTAGAGTTTCATTCTAGTATAGAGGATTTTATCTATTACATGAAACTAGCTGATAATTTATATGTAGATGCCAACAAGACAATCATCTTTGCAGATGTCAAAGGAGGAACTCTTTACCACACTGCTAAGTGGCTGAATTTAATCCTGAACGATAAATATTCCTTTCAACGCTTAAGTTGTACCACAAACAATAGTGGTAGAAACGTAATCACTTGGGCTATGGTTCCCAAGACATTGGTAGGCAACGATCCTCTAGGACTTCCTGTTGCGGGAGCGTACGAATCATGACCACCTTTAAAATAGGACCCAGAAACTATTTGTCAATGAAGGGTGATGACGTGCCAGGATTTTGTGCAGGTCATGTACTTCATAGTTTCCGACGGACTCCTGCTCCTATCAACGATGGTAAAAAAAATTGGGATATGCTAATTAATAGTAGTGAGGATGCACTGCTTGAGGATATAATTAAGTCATGTATTCCTGGGATAGGATCCTTATTTCTTCATGATAAAGAGGGAGGAATTGCTGATGAATTATTATTCGACCACGTTCCTAAAAGATCATTTAAAATTATCGGATCAGGGAAGCCGATGGAGAGATATATTTATACATGCAAAGCTCACGTCTCTCCGTACTACATGAACCCTAACAGTGATAATATGGTAAGGCATATGTATGTCATCATCAAACAGGCAGTAGAGAAATGATTGTAAATGTACTTCGCAATCGAGGATCTAGGTCTGCTCGCAGACTAGCAGAAGCTCTAGGCGTAGGCTTAATTACTTCAGGATCTACCCGACGTACTCGCGGTGACAGATTTGTAATCAACTGGGGAGTAGGGCAGCCTCAGAATCAGTTGGTACAACGCAATCTGACCTACAGTAATACAGCTCAGTCGGTTATCTTTTGCTCTGATAAGATTGGTACTTTCAGGAGCTTATCGCGGGCACATGTACCTTGTGTGAGCTGGGTTACACAGGAAGCTATTGAACTTGCCACGGCGGTGGATGGAAATCCAAATGACGATGAAGCTCTTAACCGTTGGATGAGGGAAGATGGTAAGATTGTCGTGCGTCATACTGTCACAGGACACAGCGGTGCTGGCCTAGAGATCGTCCGTCGAGGGCAGCCTATTCCCGTAGCTCCTTTGTACACACGATACTTCAGGAAGCACGCTGAATATCGAGTGCACGTTTGTTACGGCAATGTCATTCTAATTCAACAGAAGAGGAAGGAAAATGGAGCCGATGTTGATACGTTGGTACGAACCAGAGCTAACGGCTGGGTGTTTACCGTGCAAGATCTTAGCTGCGATACTCGTAATTACCGCGCTGAGCTTGGGGTTCTGGCGTTAGATGCAGCGAGGGCAGTTGGTGCTAATCACTGTGCTGTTGACATCTTAGTTAACCACGACAGCATGAATAAAGTTGTGGTAGAGATTAATTCTGCTCCTGCTTTGGAAGCAGAGTCAAGTCTTAACGCCTATGTCGAAGCCTTCAGGGCTAGGATGTTATGAGGAAATAATGGAGAATACAATTGCAGTGTACAAAGTTCGTGACAAGAATCTAAAGCATTCTTTCGGGTTTGTTTGGATCAAGAAGAGATCTAGTTCCAAGATCATGGATGCTGTTGTAAAGAAGCTAAGGGAGGGACAGGTACTTCTCAATATTTGGGTATCCAATAACTGGAAACAGCATGACTATACCTACGAACGTGAGTATCCTAGATCAGAAGTAGGTGCGTCCATTCCAGAATACGATCCAATACCTAACCTAAAATCAGATTCTAAAATGAAACCGAGGATCAAGATTAAAAATCCACCAGTGATCGTAGCTCCTGTTAAACCTGTATATGTACCAACATCCTACAAACTGGCGCGCGCGCCTCTAAAAGACTGAGAACTATTATGTCAATTATGATCGGTACGGATCCTGAGGTATTTGTAATTGGAGGTAATAAGAAAGTTATCCCCTGTGTCGGATTGATTCCAGGGACTAAGGAAGAACCCCATCCTATCGCAGGGCATCGTCATGGACTGAAGATTCAAGAGGACGGAGTAACGTTAGAATTCAACATCAACGCCTACAATACTGTGCAAACTTTTGCATCGGCGGTTCGGCAATCTGTTACAGATCTAAAGAAGATCGTACGAGATTACATCCCCAATGCTAACTTGCACATAAGTCCCTCTCATAAATTCTCGGAGGAAGATTTGCGATCTGAGCAGGCTATGACATTCGGATGCGATCCGGACTTTAACGCTTGGGAAAGGGGTAACATGCGACGTCCTCCTAGCGTGAAGGAAGTAGGATTGAATCGATTCGCGGGAGGTCATATCCATTTTGGGTACGATGTTAAGAATGCAGGGATCCCTCCGTGGGCACTCATTCAGTTCATCGAAGTGATGGGTTATGGAGGGTATGTATTGGCTAATGGATTCGATAAGCAAGGTGAACGAAGGAAGTTCTATGGACTAGCTGGATTGTATCGAGTAAAGGATTACGGTATTGAATACAGAACTCCTAGTAATTACTGGCTCGCGGATCCTGTACATATGGGAGTAGATACAATGTATAGGGCACTAGATCTGGTGTTGACTCGTCCAGAGAAAGCTAGGGTTCTATTCAAATCTATCGAGGCACACAGTGCTGCTATTCAAGAGGCTGTGTCTAGAGAAGTTTGGCCTTCTGAATTGAGTAAACTATACAACAAACTTTGGAATGACTTTGAGGCGGTTCCTGCGGAGAGAGAAGTATAATGAATCTATACAACATCGCTGACTTACACAGATACTATCTTAACTCTTGGATCGTGCATCCTACTACAGGCATTCCTCATAAATGTATGGGACAGTGTACAGAGCAGCCGAATCATTTGTATCTGCAATCCAAAGGTAAGGGCGTATCGATTGATATCAACTCCTTAGAGTGGGAGCATGTCAAGTGTCCCGAACTCGGATACCGTACAGATCCTAGTGGACATTATGTATGGCATGCACAGCGTCGAGCTATTCGACATACCTCAAAGGGATTTAACAGTACTGCTGTATCGTTCACAATCCCCGCAGCATGTAAGGAATACTGGTACGAACTTGATGGAACTACTCTCACTGTAAAGACTATCACTGACGCCATTGCAGATTCGGTGTATAATCCTACGTACATTACGTTAGGTGATGCCGTGCGCAGGCTGCAAGAGGATCCTAAGGCAACTGGATTTGCACTCAGCGCTAGCTGGGCGGTCACTATCGGAATGCTTGAAGGAGCGGAGTACCAACTTCATCTTAGAGGTATCCATGTAGCCGTATCTCCGGACGGAGTTCACTGGAACTTCTTGGACGATGCCGCCCAACGGCTATTTGAAATGAGTTCGGTGCGATGATGGAATGGTATGAACTTGGTATTATTCTCTTGATTGCCCTCGGCATAGCTACATTTGGGCTATTAGTAGATATTATAACAGACCTACCAAATGGAGGAAATTGCAAATGTCACTAACTAAAGTAGCTGTATACGGTACACTGAAGCAAGGTCATGGTAATCATCGCCTGCTGACCGACTCTAAATTCCTAGGTAAGGCATCTGTTAAAGGACGCATGTATCATCTAGGTGGATTTCCCGGAGTGCGCTTAGACGAACCGGGAACAGTACAGGTAGAGCTGTATGAAGTAGACAATGATACTCTTCGCCGGCTGGATAGGCTTGAAGGATATCGAGAAGGCGCTGCTGATAACAACTTCTATACACGAGAGATTGTAGAAACAGATACCGAAGAACACGTATCTATCTATCAGATCAGTAAGGACTACACCTCCGACAAAAGGATCATCGCATCGGGAGACTGGTCGTGAGTACATTTTATTCTGCTAAGAAGTGTTTGAGTATCTCCGACCAGCATTGGGAAATGGCGGGGCTTGCTAGAACTGACGGAGACTTTAATGATGCTAGACTTCATACAGTGAAGGCTCTTACGTGGCAGAGTAGAGCGCGTGATGGAGGATGGTCACATTCTGATGCCGTTGTGCATAAAAACATGCAACGTAGTGAAACGGAGCGATAAATGAAGATTGAAGTAGGTAAGTCTTACAAAGATAGTTTTGGAGATACTTGGCTGATCGAAGGACGATTAGTTAATCGCGGAGCAGGTGCGCCATTTCTGGCTACCGATGTCCTCGGAACTATGAGGAGATACGAAGAGGACGGGACGTGCTCGATGGTCACTAAGTGTAATCTTCTACCTAATAAGGTAAAGAAAGAAGGATGGTGTAATGTTTACCGTAATGAAGGATTTACCCCATTAAGATATGCTATCGGACGCATCTTCTCTTCCAAAGAAGAGGCTGTTGAAGCGGCTGATGCAACCGTTACCGTTCTCAATCGTATTGATACTGTAATGGATACTGTAAAGATCGAGTGGGAAGAAGAGGAATAATATATGGCCAGTGTAGCTCAGATATTCGGTAAACCTAGGCACTCTATTCCAATTGAGACTAATGATCTAGCTATTCCAGGAGCTAAGATCGGGGTGGAAGTTGAGGTAGAGAAAGCCCTCAAGTGGAATGATCTAAGTCCGATGTGGTCCTCTAAAGAGGATCATTCTCTTAAGGTAAATGGACGAGAGTTCGTCACGAATGGAGGGCTAGTCGGTAAGGATCTTACGGATGCCGTGGCGTGGATCTGTTCCTATGCGCTGAAGAATAAGTATTCGATAGGATACCCTAGGGCTGGCATTCACATTCACCTGGATGCCACTGACATGAATGAGACAGATCCTCTGGAGCTTGCACGTATGATGCAGACGTGTATCATCATGGAGCCAGCGATGTTCGCCTATGCCGGCGAGAATCGTCGGGCGTGTGGGTTCTGTGATGCCTATGGAGATAGCCAAGCAGACTTCGGAGCACTGTCTGAGGTGCTATTTGGATGGGACAAATTACGTAGCAACGTAATGGATCCTAACATTATCTTTCGCCGAGGAGAGGCGGGTAATTTATGGGATTATTTTCACGAGGATCGAGGACTACTCAGCAAGTATCAAGCTATCAATCTCCTTCCTCTAGCTAAGTTTGGAACTCTAGAGTTTCGACATCTTCCTACTACCTTCGATTACAATCGAATCATAGATTGGATCAATGTCATCCTATGCTGTAAGAAGTTTGCGAAAGAATTCAAGGGGGATGTGATTCAGTACGCCCGGAAACTTGGAGGTACGGAATTCTTCAGTAAGGTCTTCGGTAAGTGGACCCGAGTCCTAGCTCCTATGTACGACGAGCGCTCTTTTCAAGAAGCGTTGATTACAGCAGAGCTAATTCAACTACGCTCAACTGTAAAACTATTCCAAGTTCCTGAGTCTTCTTGGCCCGGACGGCCGAGTAGGTTGCTTGCCGCTAAAAAAGCGAAGCTTACTAAGCCCAAGACCAAGAAAGCGAGCTCGCCTGAGGACGAGGAAGTAGCGATTCCGCGTGTGATGCTGGATGGCGATCCGCTCGGTCTGCGCAATGGTCCGGCCGAAAGAAGGGGGAGATTAGCCGAACAACTGAATAGGATAGGCGCTAACCCATGGCAAATTCAGCAGGCTATTCCTGAGCAACCTATTCCACGCAGACCTCCTGTGGGAGATCTATTTCCTACGCGCGACATGGGAAATCTACGGCCGCGTGACACTCGCCCCGGACATCTAACATGGACAGATGTGCGCAGCGGGAGAGTGGTTGGAATGATCAACTTTCAGTTAACTTACCTAGATTAAGGAATAAAATTATGTGTGGAATTCTAGCTCTGTTTAATGGTGAAAAGAATCGCGTACACAATGTCAAGCTTGGAGAATTTCTACTAGGCGGATGCATCACCGGAGTCCTACGAGGACTAGATAGCACTGGTATGTATCAGGTCAAGAAGAATAGGGATGTCAGGATCTTTAAGCAGCCTGTAGATGGTGGAACTTTTGCTCAGATGAGAGGCGCTCAGAATCTTTTTAAAGAAGCTGACAATACATCGGCTACCATCATCCATCATCGTGCGGCAACTCACGGTGTAGTATCCCTAGATAACTGCCACCCGTTTAGTCATGAGGATACTCAAGAGTATATCATCGGTGTACATAACGGAGGGGTGCCAAGCTTTAGTCGTAAAGAAGACGGACTAGACTTTGAAGTAGATTCGGACTGGCTCTACTATCAAATCTTTAAGCACGGACCTGAAAAAGCATTACAGAATCTTCCTGCGTCAGCGGCATATGCATTAGTGTGGTACGATCAGACTAAGGATAAGCATTACATCGCATCTAATGGACAGCGCTCCATCTCCTTTGCTTTTGTAAAGGATAAGAATATCATGCTAGCAGCCAGCGAACATGCCCATCTTTATTGGTTAGCAAATCGTTTCGGTATCGAGTTTGAAGAAACTATCTGGCATCCACATGACAATACCATTTACGAATTCGATGTCAGTGATCTTCGTAAATACAAGACAGTAAAGGTTCCTGAGAAACCTGTAGTTAAATACAATAGCACGAACTATTCTTCTGGACGGTACTGGAATGCACAGAAGGGAGCTTGGGAAGATAAGACAGAGAGTGCATATGGAGGTATCTTACTCTCTACTACATCTACAGATACTCACACTGTGCAGGAAAGATTCAGTGATGCAGCTTGTAAATCTATTGGGGTAGAGCTTAGTGGAGAATATGAATTCGCGCCCGATGCGCCGAACCCTGAAGATAAATCCTTCCCAAGGAAAGTGTACGGAGTTATTAGTGCAGGTAAGGAAGGTGAGGTTATCCACGCCGTCATGGAAGTACGTACCCCGCATCTTATGGAAAATCTACAGGCGGCTATGCTTGTGCGGGCTAGAGCGTTGGGAGTGCGAGATGAAACCCACAAGACAAGCTCGATCATGAAACGATTTGTATTGCTCAGTCAGCCGACAGATCTCATTCTCCCAGTAGAAGAGAGTAATGTAGAGCAGGATAATGAGTTTGGACCAGTAGAGAAATTTGCACGAGGACCTCGCGGTAAGAACTTAACAGAAGCGCAATACATGCACATGGTCAAAGACGGATGTGGTCATTGTTCCGCTGACATTGATCTTAGGGACCAAGACTT